CTCTTATTAATTTATTGGATTTCATAACAGTATTATTACGCCATGCAATAAGTTTTGCATAATCAAAATCTCTTCTAAATTCCATAGAATCAAAAATATTTGTTAATTTTTCACGAAATTCCTCTTTATTTTTTGTAAATATAACACCCTCACCTTTAGAATTTATTTGTGTTTTTCTTCTAAATCCACCTATTTCATCTTTTAAATTATTTCTTAATTTATCATATATTTCAAAAAGTGGATTACCATCTTTTTGTCTCATTACCTTAGTTAAATTATGACTATTTTTAATAGTTCCATTAAATACAACACTTTCTTTCTCTCCAACTGGTGGTATTTGAACTGGATCACCCATAAATAATACTTTTACTGTTTTCCATCCTTTAATGGTATCTTTAATTAATTCATATAAATCATAATTAATCATTGATGCCTCATCAATAATAACTAAATTATAATTAGAAATTCTTGGAGGAGCAAGAGTTGTGTATTTAGGATCATTTGGATTAAAATCATCTAAATCAAGATCAGGGCGTAAACCTAATAAAGCATGAAGTGTCTGTCCATCTTGTTCAGTTGTTTGCATTATCACCTTTTTTGCTTTATGGGTCGGAGCAGATACTGCTAATTTCCCACGATATTCATCGATTATTTTTTTTATTATTGTGCTTTTACCCGTACCAGCCACACCTCCAAGAGTAAAAAATTGTTCACTTGATTTTAACCAATCTCTAATTTTACCTAATGCTTCTTGTTGATCTTTATTAAATCTAATAACTCGACCATCTGGAAGAGTCATTTTTTCATTTTTATTATTATTAGTCATTCAATAATTTCTTTTATTATTAATATTTTATCAATTTTTATTCTCTATGAATTAATAGATTAATTTTATACTTCACCAATATGAAATTTTATTATATTATAATCAATTTTCCAAATGGTAAATCAATATATGTATAATTATGTATAGAATTAATATCATTAATATATTTAACACTACACATAATAAGATTATCATCAATTATTTCAGGTGGATTATTGGTTTCATTACAAATAATTTCATCCACAATATTACCCAATTTATCCATCATTGAATTATATATAAATTTTCTTAAATCTTTATGAATCATTTTATATTGATAATTATTAATCAACATAATATTTACTTCATAATACGCTAATTTAATTCTATCGAGTATATCCATCATTTAAAAATTTTAATAATTTCCCAATCTCCTTTGCATTTTCAGTAGCAGTAGGTTGTTCCTTTATAATCATTTGATACATATCATGTTTTTGTTGTATAGTAAGTGATGTATCACTAATAATTTGATCCCATAATTTAAAAAAGGATGCAATTGATTTATATTTATCCTTTATTTTTTCTACTATTTCCTTTTCCTTCTTTGTCATTTTTATGAAATTTTGGTTTTGTTATTTTTGTAATTTGTATTGGTTTTAAACCATCAAATTTAATCGAATAACAATATAATGGTTTATTTATATTTTTTATTTCATCTTCTTTATAACATTCTTTCCAAATAGGAGAATTGTTAAGATTTTGACGAATCTTTTCATCATTAATTGATGAATAAACTTTTTCTGTAATCATATTAATAATATTTAAAAATTTTTTTATTATTTTTTTAACATAATAAATGGCATGAAATCTGTACCATAATTTTTTTGATATCTATATTTAATATCAAATTGATTAAAATGTTTTTCATTTAACGTTATTACTTCCACTGGTAATTCTGGATGATCACCCTCTCTTTCAATTACATCACCCACTAACATTGCATACAACACAACATCCCCCACCTTTTTTTTCTCACCATTAAAATATGTTTTTAATTCTAATGTTTTTAATGATTCTTCTGTAAGTGGATTATTATTTTTTAATTGTAGTTCAAATAATTTTTTTAATGTTTCCATAGTATTTTCCGTTTTATTTTTACTTTCATAATATTTATCTGATTTTAGTATAAAATGCTAATCCTTGTTTAATGATCCATTTATGTTCATCTTCATTATGAACCTGATGTAATATATCAATCCCATCTGTTGGAGATTGAAGTTTTATTGGTTGCTCACCAATATTAGATGTAAGATAATAATATTTCCAAATATTTTCTCCATTCTCATCCCTATAAAAATCTCTAATTGCAACATATCCCTCAACGGTGAAATTTCTTTTATGAATTTCCTCCCATAGTAATTTCCTTAAATTCATCTCCCATTTAAATCGATAATTCTTTTTTAATTTGTGAATTTTACCCAATTTTAAAAGAGGAATTTTAATGTTCCATTTATTTTTATTTCGTTCTTTAACCATCCAAGAATATTTAGGTTTTTTCCATCCATCTAAGTATTGAACAAATTCACCATCAACCATATAGTTTTCATAATATTTTTTAGGTTGTTTATCTTTTATATGATCATGAATAGAATCATGTATGCTTAAATGAAAATTACCAATATTACTAATATATCCACCCATAAATTTAAATTAAAAAATTTAGTTTGTGCATTTCTTTTTTTAATTCTTTTCTACGCCTTTCCTTAAATTCTTTTAATTGTTTAGCACGAGTTTCAGGATCAGCTTTTTTTAGATTATATGCCCCATTTTTTACTTCTGAAACATATTCCCAACTATTGTGTTGTATATACATAATTTTTATCTTTTTATCATATTATATTTTTCATCAATCTCAACAACAAAGATAGGAAATTTTTTTAAACCATTCAAGTAATATTCCTGACTTTTAAGAATAAAGTCATATTTTTCATCATTAAGATCATAAAAATAAGGCATGTGTGGATTTTCATCCGTAAATTTAAATTTCATATAAAAATCATGATATTTCACATATCCATCACCTACAATACAATTTTCAGCAATTTGCATAGTTCCATACACATATAACCAATGTATTATATTACCAAGTGATTCAAATGGTTTATCTCTCCACCACCCACTTTTATGTCTTAAATAAAGATTTTCAAAATGAATTTGTTCTTGTGGTTTTTCCATAACTTTACCTAAATTTTTTTCAACCTCTAAATTTATGGTTGATTTATGATCAAAATAATCAATAATTTCTTTCTGATGTTTATTCAATTTATTCATACCATTCTGGTTTTTGAGTTTTCCAAGTTGATATCGATGCTTTTTCTTGCATATAATATTTACGATAGTTAGTTATTGGATCATTTGATATTTTACAACTATCTGGCATTGCACATACAAATTCTGTCATATCACTATTTGATAAATTAGGAATATTTTCAGCACACCATTCAATAACTTTTTGACTTTTATGAATTTTATTATATCTTTTAGTATATTCATAACATAATTCTAAACCAAGTTTTGCCAACCATTTATAATTTGAGATTGATTGTCGTGCCCAAATAGAACAAGGGTGATTTTTATGTGTGAGACGATATAGCACATCATCATTACCTGTCGTATGATGTACACCACACAGCAACTGTGCAGTCTCAAGTATCATTTTTATAACATGTTTATCATTATGGTATTGAGCACATTTTTTGGGATCGGTATCTAAAACAAATATATTCATATAATGTAATATGTAAAAAAATTAATATTTGTTACATATAATTAACCTAATACATGATTTTCCCACCAACCATTGGGATAATCAATATTTAAATAAAATATATATTTAGTATGTTCTCTTATGTATGCAGAACATTGACGAGAATATATTTGATGGCATGCATCTTCATCTTTAAATGGTTTAAGTGGTAATTTTTCATAAACCCATTCTTTTATTTTTTTTAGCACATCATAATGCCAATCTGTATTTTGTTCGCCTTCTAATTCAATTCTACATGCTATCCAAGGTGTTGTAACGTATTCAGATCGTCCATTTCTTCCATCATCATATACACCAGCACCCTCATGCCAAACATATGTATATGTTAATAATTCTGGATATAATACCAGAATAATTTTTATCATTTTATTAGATTTTTTTAATGACATATTCATTTCAAATGCTGACTCATCAAATTGTTTCCAATCACCAGTTTTAATTAATAAATTACTAATAATTTTTATTTCTTGTTCTAAATATCTTTCTAAATTTATTTTCATGTTTCTTTACTTTTCTTTATTCTTAATAAACGACCATACTCTTTTCTTAATTTTTCTATTCTGTTTTCTGCAATTTCTTCAGCAACTAATTGTGCATTTACAGTACCCTTTAATTCAGATTGATCAATATCTCTTCCATTAATTGTTCCTATTATATTCCATAAAAATTCTCCTGATTCCATTAATAATTCTTTTTGGGGTTTAATGTTTATTTTAACAACAATTCTTTTATTCTCACCCTTTAATGTAAAATTAATTGTATGTTGTCCTGATAAAACCATATTAAAACATATTTTAAATTATATACGAAAATTAATATAAAATTGTTACAAAAATTATTTTATTCCTCTTGTACTTAAGATATGATCATTTTCTTTAACAATATCTTTAATTTTATTTATGCTTTCTTTATAATAATAAATTATATCTTCTTTATGTTCAATATTTTTAATACTATCATTTAACAAATCTAATAATATTTTATTATCCAATAATACTGGTTTATTTGGAGCAGCTTGTAAAATACTAATATTATCAATTGGAATTATTTTACTTTGAACTTCTGAATCAAATTCATTAACCATTTTTGCATTATGGACAATAATATAAATATCGTGTTTTTTACCAATTTTATTCAATAATGATGTATGACCTGTTTGTCGATTCTCTATTAAAAATTCGAGAAATCTTTTCATTCTTTGTTTTATTTTCATAAATTTTTTTTATTAACAAAATTATAATATCTTTTTTAAAATAACAAGAAATATTTTAAAATTTAAAATTTGTAACATTATTAATAGAATTTTCGTATATTTGTAAAATAAATAATTATGAAAAAACATAAATTTAGTAATTGTAAACGTTTTAAACATCCTGAAGGTATTCAAATTACAATTGAAATTCTTGAAAATCTTCCGGAAGATTTTTTAAAAGAATTTAAAGAAAAATCAATGATGTATCCATATGAATCATCATTAATGATTTGGAAAGAAGTGATTAATAAATGGTTTAATTAATGAAAAAACAATATACATTTAAATATAGTGCAACTAATGATGCATCTAAAATAAAATTAGGTACATTTACCTCCACATATAATGAATATAGTAAAGCATATGATGAACTTATAGATCATCTTATAAATTTATTTGAGGGGGGGTATCAATTAAAAATTATAAAAATTATTATTAATACATATGAATAAAAATATTAAAATAATAAATTATGCTATTGCTGCACATGATACTACTGGTTGTACTTATGGTAGTGATAATGAGCCATATTTGAAACATTTAGAAATGGTTCATAAATGGGTTTTAATGCATCCACATATTCTTAAATCTGATGATGATTTTAAATATGTAAGTATGGCAGCCTACACCCATGATCTCATAGAAGATGCTCAACAAACATATAATGATATTAAAAAAATTGCAGGTAAAGAAGTTGCTGATATTACAATAGCTGTAACTGATATTCCAGAAAAAAATCGTATGCTTAGATTTCTAGCAACAGCACCTAAAACACTTAATGATTATCGTGCATTAATTTTAAAATTATGTGATATTGGTGCAAATGCATCATATAGTGAAACTCAAAAAAGTAGTATGTATAAAAAATATCAAAATGAGTGGAAATATAAACGATTCATATTTATTAATGCTGCTAAATGGTATCCAGATAAGATTGATTTAAATAAATTTACAGAATTAATTATGAATATTGATAATGTAACAAATTATCAAGAACAAAAATAATATTATATTAAATTTTATTAAAAATGAAAAAAGAAGAAAACAAGTCAGGCAATCATGCCCCTGAACATTCTGATAATACACCAGCAGAATCTACTGGTGAAGATAGAATTCAGACAAATGAAGAGTTTAATCAAGACCTTAAAGCACGTCTTGAAGAAAAAAATAATGCTAGAATAATTGATTGGGAAGAATTAATTGATATTGCACCAGATTTTGCAATTTGGCTTAAAGGTATTGTTAAATATGGAAATGTCGATTCACAGGTTTTAATTTTCCATAAAAACCAACAAAATGATAATAAAAATCGTTTTAGTTGTCGTCTATATACCGATAATAATATTTATTCAATATCAGGATATGCACCAACAGAAAATAAACCAAATGGTTATTTGGGTTGTATTGCAAGTAGAAGAAAACCAAGAGTTGGTGAAGATTGGACACGTGGTAATGACCTTCCAGATGGTTCATATTCAAAAAAAACATTTGATGCAATTGTAAGAAGAATTGTTGCATATGAATTAAAATCTTTGCAACTTTGGAGATAAAAATATAATATATAATAAGTTTAAAAAAATAAGAATGAAAATAAAAAAAACAACAGTCGAAAGTTTGGGTCATGTAATGCTTGATCTTGAAACAATGGGTAAAAGAAGTAATAGTGCAATTGTGTCAATTGGTGCTGTTGAATTTAATATTAATACTAATGAAATTGGTGATGAATTTTATTCAAGAATTAATCTTCAATCTTGTTTAGATGTCGGTCTTAATGTTAATGGTGAAACTATTTATTGGTGGTTAATCCAAAACGAAAAAGCACGACAAGAAATTGCTAAAGGAGGTGAATCACTTCATTATGTTTTAAATGAATTTAAAAAATGGTATAAAAAATTGGGGGATAAACATAATATAGAAATATGGGGAAATAGTAATCGATTTGATATTGGTTTATTAGAAAATGCATATACTGCATGTGGTTATCATGAAATGCCTTGGTATTTTCGTAACGAAAGAGATTTAAGAACTTTAGTGGCTAAAGCACCTAAAATAAAAGAACAAACATTAAAAAAATTCAATGGTGTTAAACATCATCCAATTGATGATGCAAAAATTCAAATTGAATACGCATCAAAAATATGGAATTTAAAAAATAAATAATTATGGTACGAAAACATCAAATTAAATGTCAACATTGTGGTAAAAATACTAATTATTATCATGAAGATTTTATGTTTATGGTAATAACCAATGATATTAAATGCCCCCATTGTAATAAAATTATAATTCATGCTAATAAACCAGAGTATAGTGATAGTCAAAAACGAAATCCAGATCAATATACTCCACCACAACAAATAAATATTAACTTAGATTTAGATTAAATATATATTTTCTTAGATATGAGAGTATTTATTAAAAACATGTTATGACAAAAAAAATAAGTAAAGATTTAGAATTAAAAATAATTGATAAATATAAATATCATTCTGAAAAAGAACTTGCAAAAATATTCAATAGATCAGTATCTGGTATTAGATTAATTCTCGAAAGAAATAACGTGAAAAAATTAAAAAAAAGTAGAATTAATATGAGCCACCTTTCTTTAAATATTGATTATTTTAAAAATATTGATTCACCAGATAAGGCATATTGGTTAGGGTTTCTATGTGCAGACGGTAATATAAATAAACATAATAATAAAGTTAGTTTAGTATCGAAAGATAAGTGTGTTATAGAAAATTTTAAAAAAAATATTAAATCCGAACATAAAATAAGTACTAATATTAAATATGATAAACGAACTAATAAAACATATACTGGATATTCAATTCAAATTGGTAATGAATTATTTACACGAAATTTAATTAATTTAGGTGTAACCTCAGATAAGAGTAATACATTAAAATTTCCCAAGATAAATGAAAAATATTATTCCTATTTTATTGCGGGGTTATTTGATGGGGATGGTAGTTTAAATATGATAAACGATAATTTAAGATGTAGTTTAATTTCTACAAAAGAAATATTAATTTTTATCAAAAAATATATTCGAGAAAAATATTCGATTAAATCTAATAAAATATATAAAGTAACCAATAATAAACCAAATATATGGAAAATAACGTGGTATTCCGATTCATTAAGATTTTTAAATTTTATTTACCATGACGATCAATTTCAATATTTAAATAGAAAATATCTTATATGTTTAAATAATTTAGAGAAAATAAAAAACAAAAAACGATTTAATAAAGTATTACAATATGATTTAAATATGAAATTAATAAAAATTTGGGACACTATAAAAGATGCTAGTAATTATTTAAAATGTCATGAAAATACATTAAATTATAACGTAAAACGTAACAATAAATACAAAAATTATATTTGGAAACATGAAAAATAATACATTCATATATTTGGATTTAGACGGTGTTCTAGCAACAACGGCACAATTCTATTCTAAAAAAAGACATGAAGAATGGAATTGTTATTCTTTCGATAAAAAATGTGTTAAAGTTTTCAATGAAATTCTCAAAGAAACAAACGCTAAAATAATTTTATCAAGTGATTGGAAAACACATTATGATCTTGAGACAATGAATAGAATTTTCGAATGGAATGGGATTATAACACCAATTACTGATTTTACTCCTACATTATGGGGTGTTAAATTCACAAAATTAGAAGAATTAGAATTGTGTAGAGCAGCCGAAATATTGCATTATGTATATAATAATAAATATGATTTTGCGTCTTGGGTTGCAATTGATGATTTAAATCTACACGATCTCTTGCCCGATGAAAATTTTGTTCAAACTCCAAAAATTTATGAAGGTATTAAACAAACAGGAATTAAAGAAAAAATTTTAAAACGATTGTTATGAATGATAAATTTGAAAAATATTCAGAAATAAAAGAAATTGTTAAGGAAATTTTTAACGATGCTAAAGAAAAGGATTCTTATATAGATTATCCTAGAAATGGTGGAGGGGAATCCACATTTTTCACTGAAAAATATAAAACTTTTAAATATTGGTATAAAAAAAGAGGAGTTGATTTTGTAACCAAATTATTTAATAAAATAGAAGAATAAATTATGACACTTACAGATTTTTTAAATTTTATTAGTCAAACACCCAATCATTTTATTGGGTTCTTAATTGTTTTAGTAATACTATCACATTTAATATTAAAAATAATTCAATTATTATTTTGTTCTAATAAAGAAAATAAACAATTAAAAAATAATGATTGGGAGGATTTTGAATGAGTTGGTTTGTAGTAGATGTAGAATCTGATGGTCCAATACCACCACTGTATAGTATGGTATGTTTTGGTGTAGTACGTGTTGATGATAATCTTGATAAAACATTTTATGGTCAAACAGCACCAATATCGGCAATTTATGATGAAAAAACACTCTCAATAAGTGGTTTTTCACGAAAAGAACATGAAAATTTTGATGAACCAAAACAAATTATGGAAGAATTTGCACAATGGTTAAAAAATAATTCTAAAGGAAGACCAATAATGATCTCAGATAATGTTGCCTATGACTGGCAATGGATTAATTATTATTTTCATGTTAATTTAGGTTATAATCCCTTTGGATATTCTGGTCGTAGAATTGGTGACTTATATTGTGGTATGATGAACGATAGTTTCATCAAATGGAAACATCTTAGAAAAACTAAACACGATCATAATCCTGTCAACGATGCCATTGGAAATGCAGAAGTAATATTAAAAATGAAAGAATTGGGATTAAAAATACCAAAAAAATGAATGAAATGAATGGATTAATTAATTTTAATAAGAAAAAAAGAAAATAAAAATGAAATATAGTAAAGATACACCAAGATTAACAGTTAAATATATTAATGCTGATACTGAAGAAACAATTTTTGAATTAAATGATAGAACATGGATGAACGTTGGTGAATTATTATCAGATCATTATGTTAATGAAATAGTAAAACAAAATATAAACAATCCACCTGAAAATTTAATGGTTTTAGTAGTGGGTGAATATAATGGTCAATAATATTGTAACATTATTTTTATTTTATACGTATAATTATATTAAACTATAAAATAAAAAAATTATGAAAAAATTATTATTAATTACTGTTAGCTTATTTATTAGCTGTTTTGCTCAAAGTCAATTACCAATACAAAAAAAAGCAAGTATTAAGAAAATTCCTAATACTATAGATTTAAACACAAAAAAAACATATGATTTTGTCAATAAACATTATATTATTTTTAAAGTTAATGGGTGGATATATATGATTTCATACGAACCAATAGAAGGTAGTAAGATAAATAGAAGAAATGTAGAAGCAAGAGATGCATATCTATACAGAAGAAAATTAAATAAAAATAATAAGTGGGAACTGGCAGATTCCAGAGCAGTATTTGGACATTTTCGATCTAAATCAAATGAAAATTATTTAATATATGATGATCGATCTAAAAACAATGTAATAGAAAAAGTTCATACTGACAATGGAACTTGTATTGTTATGTTTATAAATACACTTTTTGTTAGTGGTGGTCAAGCTAATCAAACACAAACAAAGATATTATTCTTCTATCCCATACGAAAAAACTCAGATGGTTCTATAAAATACGGACATACATCTAGGAATATAAAAAATTGTGGTGAATTAGAATATAGTTGTAAATTCAGACAAATTAAATTGAAAAATAAAAAAGGAAATATGTTTTATGTGCTTTCTGATTCTGGTGATAAATTAAAAATCGGTTTTGATTATAAACATGATTATAAAATTAATGAGGGTAGATTAATGCCTCAAATAAAAATATATCAAATATATGAATAAAGTAGTACCATATTTTAAAACAATTGGAACTAAAAAATTTAAAGAATTTCTAAATCATGAATTTGATTTAGATTTTCTTTTAAAATATTTTAATGGGTGGAATGGTAAAATAATGGGTGATTGGTGGAAATTTACTTATAATAATATTATATTGGAATTTTACCCTGTTTATTATTATATAAGAAAACCCAAAGGTTTTATTGTACAATTACCATTACCAAAAACATTAAATGATTTTATAAATGATATGAATCGATTAGATATTGATTTGTATTGGTCTGATTGGATCGAAGAAAATTTAGAACCAAAACATTTTTTACCCCAAAATGAAATAAAAAATTATTATAAAAAATTATTACATGACATTAATAAGGGTCATGAATTATTAAACGATGAATGAAAATGAATAAAAATTATAATTTATGGAATAATTTAACATTTAAAACAACTAGTTATAGAAAGAATTTTGATTTTATTGATAAAAATGAAAATTTTATAACTGAATATGATGGAATTATTTCTGAAACAAGAATAGATGAAAAAAAACCACCAATTCAAATTGGTGAATATCAATTTTCAGTATGGAACGTTAAATTTGCTAAAGAATTTAATCAAAATCTTTTAAATAATTTTGAACATTATGAACATGAAAATACATATGATGAATTAAATTATTTATTAAATAATAATATAATATCATTAAATAATGTTAATAAATTGATATTACTACATACTCTTATCGTACATCCAGATTATAGAAAAAGGGGGGTAACTCAAGAATTTACAGAATTTTTATATAGAGATTTTATTTATGATGATATTAATAATCAATTACTTGCATTAGTAAAACCAATTCAAAATAATAATATAGATTTTAATTTTTTTTGGAATGAACGAAATATTATAGTTAGACAATCATTTAATAATCCAAAATTATATGAAAATATTAGTGCTAGAAATTATTATAATCTTGATGAATTTATTGAAAAAAATGATGATGAAATTTCTGAATATAAATTATATAATGTAGCTAAAAAATGTGGATTTGAAAGACTTGATGAATCACACATTTTTAGACTAAATTCTAAAACCATTATGAAAAGATTAAAAGATAAAATGCTAGAATTTAATAGATTTGATGATGATATTATTAATTTTTTATAAAAATTGTTGCTAATAATTATAACATTTTATAAATTTGTCAGCATAATTTTCAATTAATTAATTGTTAATTAATGTTTTGAAAAAAAAATATATATTTTAAAAAAATCTTGTATTTATAACACAAACAAAAATAATATAATTAAATATTAAATTTTGAAAAACTCTCATAAATTAGACATATTAATAAAAAAGAATATTATAAACAGTTGTCTAATCCACTCTTTAATTTTTAGATATAATAAAAATAATATCTAATAATAAAAAAACTATCTCGAAAAATAATCTAATAAAAACATATCGTATGAAAAAAACAAAATCAATATTTCGTAGGTTACTTATATTAGTATTATTATTAGTCTTATATGTAACAGTTACTGAACCACAGTCAACAACAACTGCAAGCAGTAATGAAGATATGAAACATTCTCAACTTCTAAATGAGAATTATGATTTAAAACATAACATAAAAATTCTTAATAAGAATTTAAAAGAAATGGAAGGAAAAATAAATGAAATAAAAGAATATAATAATGTTATTTATTCACAAATGTTAGGAGTTAATTTTGATACAATTAATTATCATAAATATAAAAACGATAGTGCAAAATTAATTTTTAGTGAAAATGATAGTATATTTAAACTATTAAACGAAAGGATGATATATGCTGCAGAAATGTTAGCATTGGAACTAGAAAAAGTTAAAAAAACATCTTCTTTATTCAAAACAAATAAAAACGCTATATATTATTATCCAAATATTTCACCAATTAAAACAAAAGACTTTATTAAAATTTCATCCCCATATGGTATGAGAAAACACCCTATTACTGGTGATTATATCTTTCATGAAGGTATTGATATTTCTGCTCGTCCGGGTACACCAATATATTCAACAGCACGTGGAAAAATTGTAAAAATAATGTATTCAAAATATGGGTATGGTAATAGGGTTGTTATAAAACATGCATATGGATTTGAAACATTATATGCACATTTGGGTATTATTTATGTCAAAAGAGGTCAATGGGTTAGAAAAAAACAGAAAATAGGTACTGTTGGAAATACTGGTCGAAGTACTGGACCTCATTTACATTATGAAATACATAAACATAATGAATTAAGAGACCCATTAGGGTATTTCTATACCCATATTACAAATGAATATTTAGCAAAAAAATAAATGATATTATGAAAGATTATTCAATTGAAACAGCACATGAAGAATCATATTCTGATGGCAGGACGTTAGGTGTTCTTGTTAATTATAATGTTTATAATGGTTTAAAAAAAATTAATAGTTTTATTTACCTATATAGAGATGAAATATATATATTCTTTGAAACTATTATTGAAATGAATGACTATCTTTTATATGGGGATAAAAAAATTAAAAGAGCATATATGAAAGAAGAAATATTTGATGAATATTATGATGATGGTTTGGATAATCCATTTGAAAATGTATTAAAATGGATTGAATAATAAATAAAAAAAACCCATTAATGGGTTTTTTTTATTTTACTATTATAATGATCTTAATTCATTAATAATTTGTATCACTAAATTCAATTGATTTGCAGATTGCATTGTAATATGCTTCATCGTTCTATCTTTATCATCATTAATATTATTCCAATAATATTTTGATATTTCTTCCATAGTCATAATATCAATTTTTCGTTTTAAACCTAAAAAATCTGATACAACAGAAAGGGGTGTATTACTAATACTATTAAACTTCCATAAATTTATAGTATCAAGAATATTTGAATCCCAAGGTTTTGCTTGTAAATATTTTTTTAAAATAAATGGTAATAAATTAGTATTATTATCAAATTCATTTCTATAGTGAAATAATCTTTTAATAAAAAGTGGTATATCATTATTAATTATATTATGCCCACAAAGTGTTGGAAAATATTGTGGTGTTGATTTAACACCATCTGATGAAATTTGATGTAATATTTGTTGAAATTTTTTTATTATCTCAAATTCACTATTATCATCAATTTTTTTTATATGTCTCATTATTTTTCCATCAGATGCTTCAACTGTACCATATGTAATACCAATTATTTTAGTGAATTCAGGAAAATAAATTGCTTTTGATAGATAAGTATCATTAAGCATTGCCATATATGCTTTATTATCATCATATTCATTAATTTTATATTTTGATTTAGCAATCAATTCCCATTGTTTAAATAATTCTGGTTTTTTTTCTTTAAATTCATATACATTTGGATAGGTTGTTGCTGAAACAATATTAAAAAATAATGTTTCATAAATAATTGTTTTTTCAAATGCTAATTCAAATAATTCCATAATTATAATATTTATTAGTTTTTATAAAACAAATATAAAGTATTTATATTTAAAAACAAAAAAAAAATAATGAAAATGCTGAAAAGAAATTTATTTAGAGACATTCTAAGAGATACAAATTCAAAAAAATTTAGTATGACTAAATTTGGTGCACTGATAACATTAATTTTATTAACTATTGCTGTTGGTGTAAGTATTTGGATTATGGTGGAAAATAAAAAAATTGATTATATACTAATTGGTGAGTTAATTACTCTTTTATTAACATTACTTGGTTTTAAAACTGCTAAAGAAAATAAAAAAATAAAACTTGAAAAAGAAAATTTATTAAAGAAAAAAAATAATAAAGCAGAATCATTAATGAAAGATTCATTAGATGATACTGATGAAAGAGATATATTAAACTAAACCCAAAAATTCAATAAATTTTCTAAAAATTGATCTATTTTGATATTTGATTTCTTTATATATTTTAAAAACATCATTATAATCTAATTCCAATAAATATTTTTCTGAATATTTATTGGTTTTTTTTATAATATAATTTATATGGGGTTTTTTTTCTTGTTGTTTAATTTGTTTCTTATAATCAATTTCAGAAAGAAAATCTTCACCCATATTAATTATTTCGGATGCCATTCTTTTTTTTTGTCTTTTTGTGTGTTCTTCTAAAAATTGTGAAAATTCGTTATAATTAAATTCATCATCGTCATGATCAATAGATAATTCATCATATTTTAAATTTTCATTATTTTTTTTCATTTTTCTTTTTGGGTGGTCTTCCTCTACCTTTTTTTTCAGTAGTTGTTTTTGATGTTATTTTGTTATTATCGTCTTTTTTATTATTTTTATCATCATCTTTTGATGATGTTGTATTTGATGATTTATCAGGTTTTATATTAGTAGTATTAAATTTACTAAAAGACTTTTCTTTTAAATCTTCTAATTGTTTATAAAATTGTTTTGCTTCATCTTCTAAACTTTTTTTTACGGTATCCATTTTATTTGTAAATTCTTTTTCTTTTTCACGAATTTTTTGATTTGTTTCAATAATTAAAACAACAAAATCTATTAAATCATCAACAATAACATCATCTTTTTTTGGTGAAATTAATAAAATATGTCCTGCATCTACTGTTTGTATTGGTTCACATTTAATAATATCATTACCTTTATAAATCCAATCAGCAGGAACACCAATTTGAAGTTCGTACCATCCATTTACAGTATTTCTTTTTATAGAAATTAAATATCCTGATAATGGTTTTAATTTTTCTTCTACTTTCATTTATTATACAATTAAATAACTTAAAATTAAAGAGATTGATAACCAAAAAATGATTTTTCTTGGTGTTGTCATTACATAACGTATACTATCATTTTTTTGAATAAATCTTCCATACATTTTTATTATCATATCAAATAAAATATAAATAATAAAAATGATGGAAGATATAAATAAAAACTGATATATTTCAGCAAATATGTTCATTTTTACTCCCCATGTGATTGTCCCGGATGAGGTTTAGGTTGGTCTGGTTGGGGTTGGGGTTGGGGTTTAGATTGACCCTGTTCCATTCCACTTTGATCCGTTACTTGTTGTTCATCTGGAAAATACTTACCAATTAATTGTGTTGAAAGATCAATAGCTGCCAATTCTTTAAGAAGATATGACATCTCATTAACTTTATCACGATAAACCATATTGGGGTCTTGTGCTAAACGTGCTAATTCGAGTTCAGCATAATACTTATCATTTCCTAAATTGTTTAAAAGGTCTTTCTTTAAATTTGCCATTTTTTTTTATTTTATAATATAATGTAATTTTTTATAGTTGTAAAGGTAATCAATAAATACTGTTAATACAAGAATTTTTTATATAAATTCTAAAATATTTTTTTTATTTGAAATTGATCGATCAAATACTTGATATAATTCGACCATAACGTTTAATAAATTTTTATTTTTTAAGCCATCAATATTAAATATACTATTCCAAAAATTAATAAAAAAATCTATTTTAATGTCATTATTAACTTTATAAAAGTGGTGATAATAATAAACATAAAAATATTCAATAAGTTCTTTATTTTCTCTAAAATCAATTTCTTCTTTTAAAAAATCATTACATGTTTTATTATAACAAAATAAAAAATGGTTTTTTATATCCTGATCCAATGAAAGTGTTTCTTTATCTAAATAATAATCATAAATATAATATAATAAATTAAATGTAAAATCTCTATATATTTCAATTCTATCTTTAATTATTTTGAATTTAGTGGTAATTTGATTATTATCATTTTGTTTCATAATACTAATCTAATGATCTTAACATAGATATTAATTCTGGTTGTGGATGACAATCGGATTTATCATTTCTATAACTAACATGTGTCCATACACCCGGTACACCATTTAATGCCTCTTCATTAACATCCCACATATTATCATTATATTTTAGGGGAATATTATATTTAGATTTCCAATAAACTAATAATTTTCTTACAGCTTCTATTTGTTCATTAGTATATTTTTCAAAACCATAAAAACCTCTAAACCCTTTAGGGTATTTTTGAACATTTTTTATAGGTGCAAATGATGTATTTGCAATAAATTTTCTTTTATTACTATCCCATTTTGCTGGATACCAATTACGATTATTTTTAACTAATCCTCCCCACGAATCAATTTCAATACCAATTGAATGTTTATTTAAAAAAACATTTGATTTATTTGTATCCATTTTCCTTATAAAATTTGATTTAACGCCCAAATGATGCCCCCAATATTTTGAAGAGTAACATTGGTATATTTGACCTTTCCAATCAACAATAATATGTGTTGCAATTCGAGATGATGTTTGTAACCACCAATTTATATCACCATTAGCACCTTGTCCAGATACGGTATGATGTAACACAATTTGATTTTTTTTAGTTTGTTTTCTATAATATTGATCTGAAGGGAAATTAACAAAATTAATTTTACTTAAATCTAATTTTTCAAATTCTTTTTTTTCTTTTTCTTTTTGCTTTGTAGCGTATTTTAATGTATCAGACATTAAACCAAATGTAAATATGTTTCTACTTCCCATAATAAATTATATTTTATTATAAATACTATATTATCAATAAAAAAAGGAATGTATTAATAAAATATACATTCCTTTTTTTATAAAATCTATCTTTTTTTTTATAAATATCTCCTTGATATTAAATCATATTCTTTTATTGTAATATTTAATAATTTTGCTATTTTTTTTATTCTTTTATTATTCATCCAAACACCAATAAATATAAATATTATTAATGTGGGTAATATTATTGAATATAATACAGTAAATATACCAATTATTTTATCAGACCAATTTAAAATAATACCTAACACACCTAAACTGAATAATCCTATAAGAATGCCAGTAAAAATATTACTTACTTTCATATTTTTCTTTGTTTCATTACTTTTTGAAAAATATTTAAATACTGTTCGTATCCACCAATTTGGTGGATATTTATTATAAGCATTAATAAATTCATTATAATTTATATCAGTCCAATGTTTTTCCATATTATAATTTATTTTTTTTAGTATCAATAAAATCTTTTGGTTTATAATTTAAAAGATGTTTCATTTTATTAAACTCTTCATTAACATTTTTTTTATTATTCTTTTCTTTATTTTCGTTTAGTTTTTTTATTGGTTTATATGCAAATACATTTTTATTACCATCAGTATAAAATTCCCATTCATTAATAGCAGTTGTAATATTTTCAAGAATTTGACCTTTTTTATCATATGAATTACCAAGTCCGGTCATGTCCATTTTAAAAAATGCACCATTTTTATTATTTTTTAAATCATTAATTTCTTGCACATTTAATGTACTAAAATCAAAAATTCTTGTTTTACCCATTTCATCAGTATACTTACCAGTTAATGTTGATTCTTTAATACCCATTCTACTATTCCATTTACTTTTATCTTTATCATATTGAACTTTTTCAATACCATCATCAACAGGTGTACTATCTTTATTATACATTGGTGCTTTTGCTTGAAAATCAAGTCTATCTTGTCTTTTCTTATAATTCTTTTCACCCATATCACGTTTCATTCTTTCCTTATATCTTTCACTTGGTTCATTATCATATACAAAATCACCAAGACCTTTACGATATAAATCAACTTCATCAGCTTCATCATCAGTTAAATTACGTTTAGGTATTTCATTACCATCATTATTTGTTGAATTACCTTTATTTTCAAATGAATCACCTTTTGTATTTTTCATATGTTGTTTTTCAATATCTTTACCCAATTTTTGTGGGTCTTTTCCAACTTCTGTTTGTTGATCTTTCCATTCAAGTTCTTTTGTTGTATCAATTATATCTTTTGTACCACTATGTTTAAGGTCTTGTTTAAAATTTTTTTCATTTTCTTTACCATATCGATCCTTCATTACAAGACTTGATGTTTTACGATCTTCTTCTAATTTATTTTGATGCATTTCAATAAGTTTTAAATCTTTATTTAATTTTTCTAAATATTCATTTGATTCTTTCATAATATTTTTATTTTTTTTACTTTCACCCATTGAACCACTAGATTGCATACCTTTGGGCATATCCGATCCGGCATCAACATTTATTGGATTAGGGTCTAATTTCATTGAATCTTCTTGATTATCAATCATTGTTTCAGTTATTTTTTCAGGGTCAATACCTTTATTTCTTAGCATATCTTCTGCTTTTAAATACGCATCATGTATCATATCATCAGAAGAATTTTTTAATAATTCAATATAACTATCAACCATTGTTGTTGGCATTAATAATGGAGCAACTTTTTTTATATAATTTATTTTATCTTCATTATTTTCAAGATGATGTTCATCTAATTTACTTTTTTGATTAATATCTATTTCTGTTGGATCATAACCTTCTTTTTTTAATTTATTTTCATATCTTAAATATAAATTATGTAATTTCTCATCATTTAATTTATTAAGATATTCTAAAAATTTATTTTCTGGTCTTTGTGTACCCGTTAATAATTCATCTGCTTTCATTATGAACTTCATTTTATCTTCCTTTGTTGAAAGATGATGTTCATTTATTTCCATATTTTCATTTTGATTTTCTTTAACACCAGATGCATAATCTTCAAGATCATCTTCACTCATACTATTATACATATCTTTAGCAGCACCATACAATTCATTAGCATTCATTTCACCTCTTTTAGCTGCAAGTGCAGCACCTGCTGCTTTTCTTTGTTCTTCGGACTCTGATTTTTCATTTAATTGTTTCGATGGATTAATATATACTCTATATACATCACTACCTAAATTATCAATGTCATTAGAATGTTTAAAACCCAAATTATCTTCACCATCAATATCACCTAATAGAAAATGCGCATTTCCATATTGATTAGCAACATCATTAATAAATTCATCTAATTTTGCTTCATCTTCATCACTTAAACCACTTCTGTCATCATTAATCAATGCTGACATTGCCCATTCAGGTATGTCAAAATCAACTAAATTTTCTTTATTTTCATCAACATGTTTTGGTAAACCCTCATGTTCGGTTTCTGCAAAATCTTCAAGATCATCAGTATTCATACTATCATACATTTGTTTAGCAGCACCCTTTAAATCTTCAACATCCATTTCACCCCTTTTGGCTGCAAGTGCCATACCTGCTGCTTGTTGTTGAGATTTTGATTTAGATTTTTCATTCAATGATGCTTTATCACTTTGTTTTTTTCTTTCATTTGCAATCATATTAATCAATGTTACACCATCAATATTATTTTTTTCACACACATCATTAAATAAATCATAATCAAAAGCACCCATAGTATTTAGCTGACTCATAATTTTATCAAAACCAATAATATCATCTCTATTAAGATTTTCATTTAATCCCATTTCAGATTCTAATTGTTGATATAATGTATCAATATCTTCATCAGACATATCATTTAATATTTCAATTGGCATAGTATCTTCCATATTATTCATGATAAATCTAATTTTTTGATCTTTTGTTTCTAAATGATGTTCATTCATATCACCATTTTCAATTAAACCCATACTTGATAATTGATCCCAACTAAATGTATCATTATCATCTTTCATAGTATCAGGATGTATACCAAATTCATTTTCAAAATATTCGTTATATAAATTTCTCCATCCTTGATCATTTAAATTAAGTGGTTGTTGATCATCAGCACTATATGCAATACCATTTTCTACATATACCATTCCTTCATGTTCTAATGATTTTATTTCTGTGCCTTCAAGTTGTTTTTTTATTTCAGATATATCTAAATTTTTTCCTTCTGTTAACATATTGTAATACTTTTCAAATCCATTAGAATTTGTTAAATAATTACCCTCTTTAATCATTTCACCACCTTTCCAATAAGGTTTTTTATCTTTTTTCTTTTCTTTTCCACCATTCATTAAATCACCACTCCCCCACATAGCTGGACCAACATATGCACCGGAACTTGATGCAGTTGTTGTTTCATCAACACCCAATTTATCTTCAATATTTTTATAAATTCTATCAATTGATTTATCATTTAATCCATTTAACCAATCATAAATTGACTTTCCGGATTCTGGATAATTTGAAGGTGCAATTTTATCTGTATGCTTTTTAATAAAATCTATTTTATCTTCCCTTGTTTCTAAATGACTTTCATTTAATTTATTTTCATCTAATTCCCTACCGCCTTCATAACTCACAATTGTTTTATCAGTATCATACCAATCAGAAACCTCATAATTATCATCAGATATTTGATTCACATGTTGTACTACATCATCTTCTTTACTTATTTTTTGTGCTTTTTGTTTTGCATTATTTAAACTATCCATATGTGATTCATTTAAATTATTGTTAGGATTATCAACTATTTTTCCACCTTTCCATGATGGTTTTGCTGAACTACCACCAACAAAATTAGTTTTATCAACTGGTTTTGCCTTTTTCTTTTTTTTCTTCTTATCCTTCATTTTCATTTCTTTAGCAATTTCAGCTATTTCAGCATCTATTAATTTTTTCCATTCTTTTCCATCAGAAAGGTCATTAGCTTCATAATTAGTATTATCACCAGCTTTTGTTGAATATGCACCTGCTTTAGCAGCACCTGTTGTTTCATTTATACTTTCATTTTCTTTTTCTTTTTTTAATTCTTTTTCACGTTTTTTTATATCCTTAGTATCTTTTTTAAGTGCTTCAATTCCACTTTTATCTCTTCTTTTTTTCTTTTTGGGAACGGCTTTCTTATATTTTTGTAAATATTTTGAACTATTTAAGACATAATCATTAAAAATTATATTCATAATTGTTTCATTATAATGATACCCATATTTTTCTTCACCGTTTTCAGCCATTTCATCATATACTGCTGATAATTTAGGATCAGAAAATACTAATGCTTCCATTTTAGATAAACTAAAAATTTTCTTTTTTAATGATTGTTCTTTTTCATTAAGTTGTTTATCAACTTCACTTAAATTAATACCATGTATTGCCATAGTTTTATCAAATTTATTTTGAAAATTAATTGCTTGAGTAGATTGAGGTTCATCAAACGTACTATCAATTCTTTTTTCTGTTATATTTTTTTTCATTATTTTATATTTGTTTTCCAAAAATCTTTTTTAACCCATAATAGTTTAAACACTGATTCTAACGAATCCTTAATCATATCAATTAGTTCTTTATGTGTTTTACTATTTGATTTATGTAAAATATCTGCCATTTCTTTATCTAATTCATCTTTAACAAAATCTTTTAATTCTTTTTGTATTAAATCAATAATTTCATCCTTTTCCTTTTTTTTCATTAGAATGTAACTTTTCTATAAATACTTTAATATATTAAAAAATTGATAATAAACAAATGAACACATATAATATTCAATATATGTGTTCATTTTTATATTATTATTTATGTTTCATTAAAATAATGTTGCACCTACATAAGTACCACCCCCAAAAAGTATTGCACCTCCAATTATTTTCACTGTAGGTCTATTAAGGAATTTTTTTAATTTTTCACTAAATGATGGATTAACAACATCTGGATTAATTTCTGGTATTGTATAACTATCTGCATTAATTGTTTTTACAAATGATGATGAATTTGATATTGTAAATTTAATGGGTGTTTGATAATACTTATCATTATCATCAAATTGAAATGTTATAAATTGTTTATTTGGTATCATTAAACTATTAATACTAAATGTTGGATCATATTCTTTTGAGGCTGCAAATACTTTTCCAATTGTTATATTATAATTAAGTGAATCATTATTTTCAATGAATGTAATAGAACTATCCTTTTCATTTACAATTGTACTATCTGATATTAAATTTTTTAAAGAATCTATTTTAATTTCAGCATCTATAAGTGCAGCAGAAATTAAATTATTTTTATCTTTTAAATTATTTATTCTGTTTAATAATTCTTTCTGATTATCAGTTAATTTACTATTTAACTTTTTTAAATCTCTCAATTTGGCTTGAAGGGTTAATTTAGTTGCTTTTACTTCATTATATTGATTAACAGTGTAAGTTATACTATCTTTTAGGGCACGATTTAAATTAGCTTTTTCTGCTAATTTTTGGTTAATATTATTTAATTTACTACTAAAAATGCCAAACCCACCGCTAAATAAAATAAATATAATAATTCCTATTATTAATATTGATTTTAAACTAAAATTAAATTGTGTTTTCATAATTATATTTTTTTATAAATACTTATAATAAAAAAAACCCTAAATTAAATAGGGTTTTTTATATTTGTATTATATTATTTCTCCAGTATTTATAAAATTGATCATAATAATTCTCAATTCTTTCAATAATTTCTTCATTATCTTCATTTTCCGGATTAAAATCTTCAAGATAATTAAATTCAACACCACTTGTATCTTCATCAGGTGTTACTTTATATACAAATTGTATAATACCATCAATTGTTCCACCCCAAAATACAAAATCATCATAAACTTCTAATGGATTAAAATCAACAACAACGTTTAAATCATCCACATTATTTCTAAAATTTTTTTCTTCTCTTGTTTGATCATATACAGTTTTTAAATTTTTTTGTTCATTATCTTCTTGTTCATTAACTAAACGCATTTTTTTTACAAAATCTTGAGTAGTTAATTGCTTTTTTACAAACTCTTTTATGGTTTTCTTTTGTAAATTATTACCATCAATTTTTTTCTTTATGTCAAGTATTCTTTTATTCATAAAATATTAATTTATTAATAAATACTATTTAATATTTTCTTTTATTTTTTGTATATCAAATAAAGGATGTATATTTGTACTATTTTCAAAATAATTGCTTCTAAAAACAATACCTTTAAAATCTTCCACATTTTCATTATAATAATGAAAGTCAATAATTTTTTTAGGTATATTAAATTGTTCACAAAGATAATTACACAAATAAATTGTTGAATTATATTGTTTTTCCCTTATTAATTCCCAATATTTTGAGCCAAAAAAATGTTTTTCAATAACAACATCTTTTGGACATGATTCATTTAACCAATTAATATAATTACCATTATTATTTTTTACAACTGAACACATATTTTCAAGCACAATTGATATTGATTTTTTATCAACTTTTTTAATATTCATAAAATCACTATAATATTCAGGATTATAATGTTCATATATATTACCTTCTCTTGAAATTGTATATGTATTCCATTTTTTAGATTTACCGTATTCTCTATTTTGTGAATGAATGATGTGATAATTATTTTTTCTTAAACTAAAAGATATGATAATTTGCTTTTTCTTTGTTTTATTCTTATATCTATTAATTTGTTTTATTTTATATGTTTCCTTGTCTATGTGCTTCATAATGTAATAACCGGAAGTGTTCCTATATTATGATCTAAATTAATTTTTTTCATTATTTTATTTTCTTTTATATTTAGGAACATCCCACCATCTATTTTTCTTTAAATTTCTTGCTTTTAATATTAAATCTTGAAGTTGTTCCCAATTAAAATCATCTTTATTAAATTCACCATCAATATCCCCAAGATCATTCTCAGCTAAATCATTTACAATATGAAGAGAATCTTTTATCATCTCTCCTTTTTCATAATCTTCGTTTAATTCATCAGATTTATATATTTTCATATTATTTTATATTTTTTAATATTTTTAGAGCATCATCAAAATTTTCAATAACATTTAATGCTTCTTGATATGATGCGTTAATTAATCTTCTTTTACCTTGGACAATAAAAACTTCTAAATTTTCCATATCACGTAGAAAATTTTCAACAAATTTTTTAGGGTTTGTAATTGTAGTATTTTCAGCAATTAAATCTACTAATTTATCTGCTGCCATTATTCTTTCACCATGTTCTATTTTTCCTTCACGATATATATATGTGAGCATTGCTCGATATCTATCTCTTTTTTGATATACCTTTTCTAAATTTTCATAATTGGTAATATATATATTATATTCATAAAATTCTCTAAAATAGACACCAATAATAATTAATATCTCAATTGATGTTGAAATAAGAATGAATAACCAAATATTTTGAACTTCTTCTTTTTTATTTTGAGATATTTTATTTTCATATTTTTTTTCTAAATTATTAATTTTTGATTCTAATTCATTATTTAACTCATCAATTCTTTTTTGATTATTAGTAATTAATTCACTATTTTTATCAATACTCTTTTGATAATCATTTCTAACTATTCTATAATTTATTGGAGTTTCAGCATATTTTTTTCTAATTTTATTATTTGCATCTCTTAATTTTTTATTATCAATAATGTATGGTTGTTTTTTATTTTCATATTCTTGTCTAATACTATCAATTTCATTTTGTAAATTATTTTCAACAATTTTATTATTTTGAAAACTTGTTGTTGCAAAATTTTTAGCACCATTCAATGAAAAATAAAAACTTAATGAAACAATAAATGTTGAAAAAATGAACCAACCTAATATTGTCCCTTTTAATATTTTAAATTTGTTTTTCACTAAACTAAATGAAAGATTTTTAATTAAAATTCTTTTAATTGCTTCAAATGCGATTAATAAACCAATAGTAATAATAATACTAAGAATTACACCAAATCCACCACTAATTAAATTAACAGAAATTGCTTTAGTTAATGCTGGTGAAACTAAAAAAAACGCAAAAAAAATTGAACCAATATTCCCTAAAAATGATAATTTAAATAACCAATAATCTAAATTTTTATTTCTACCTTCAAAATCTTTTGTGTGAATCTTTTTTCTTAACTCATCATATTTTTTTAAATCCATATACAATAAATTATATTTTCATTTATAAATACTTTTTGACAAACTTATAATAAATAAATTAATTATACAAATCATTTATTCAATTACTAGTGATGATATTCCATTTTCTGTTCTATTTACAGAAATTAAATAATCAGGATTTACTTCATGCATTTGCTCAATAATTAAGAATTTTTTATATTTTTGTTTAATTATTTGTAATATTTCAATAAATTCATCAACACTACCTTGATTATCTAATTTACCCATAATTTCATCAAGTAAAAATATTGTTGGTTTTGATTTTACATTAATTTCATTAAGTGCCATTTTTAAAACAATACTCGCAAATGTCCTTTCTTTACCAGAACCACTAATAGCATCAATAATGGAATTTGGTGTATTATAATATGCTAATTTAGGTCTTAAATCATTAACATCTAACCAAACTTTAAATGGTGCTACCGAAAGAACATTCCCAAGTTCAATATTAATTTTTGGTATAATATGATTACTTAGTAATTGTCTTGGTATACCATCTCTATGTACACATTTTTTATATAAATTAAATATTTTATCTTGATATTCTTGTGCTTTAAAATCTGAAATTAATTGTTTGTTATCTTTAATTTTTTGTGATTTATTCGTAATTTCATTCTTTTTAATGAGGATTGTTTCATTATAATTAGTTTCATTAGTTCTAAGATTATTAATCCTTTCTTTTGCAGCATTTATCTTTTTTTGAATTTTTTTATTTTCTTCTATTTGTGTTAAACTATTATTATATTCATCAATTTTCTTTTCTAATGCTAATTTTTTAAGTTCTTCATTTTCAATTTTTGTGGGAATTTGTTCTAATTCTCGAACTAATTCATTCCGCTTTTCAACATCATTCTTATCGTTGGTTAATTCCCCTATTTGATTTAACACATCTTCCATTTGAAGTGACTTATCATTAATATCATTTTTAATATTTTCAATTTCAGTTTTTTTTGTATTAATTTTTGGTGTATGTATTTCGTTTATAATTTTTTGGTGCTCATTAATTTCATCTGCAATATCATGTGCTTCTTTTATTTTCTTTTTTACCGAATTATTAATATGGTGTTGATGTTTTTCTGTTAATGGTTGTCCACATTCAGGACATATTTTACTTTCTTTTAATTCTTTAATTTTATTTTTTAATTGTTGACCATTTTGTTTTGCAAGATGAATTTTACCATTAACAATTTCAATTTTATGATTTTCTTCATCAACTTCACGTTCCAATTCTTTAATTTTTAATTTAAGATTATACACCTCTTCTTTATGTTTATCTCTTTTTTCAATAAGTTCATTCAATTTATCTTCATCATATGATTTTTTTAATGTTTTAATTGATTTACTTATAAGTTCATTTCGTGCCTTATATTGATTTATTTTTTCATTGTGATCCCTAATATCATTTTTAGTATTTTCGATATTTAAATTGGCTATTTCGGGGGTTATTTTAAATAATTTCTTTGTTAATGTTTCTACATATTTTTCACCCTTTTTTATTCTATTTTTTATATCGGGTAAATTTATATTTTCAATTTCACTAATTTCATTTTCAATTAATTTAATATCTTCTGTATATTTTTCATTTTCGTTTGTAGTTGTCTCAACATTACATGTAATCCGAGATTTTTTATTAAATTCTTTTTGATATTCTTTAAGAGTGTTTAATTTCTTATCAAAAACATCTAATCCACTATCAAATAATAAAGAATCAATGAAGATAGCCATATCATTAGATAATATACGATTAAGAGTATCAGATGTTGTTAAAACAACACGTTTAAAATTTTGATATGATCCAATAATTTCATTAATTTTTTTCTGTGTTTTATTTTTATTATCTTCAGTTAAAACATCAATTGACTTTTCATCATTCAATTCATCATCAGGTGAATCTAATATATAATACCAAACTTTTGTTGGTGCTCCTTTTATTTCACCGTCCTTTTTTCTTTCAATATCAGTTCTTCTTTTTATACCATAATATTCACCATTTGCTTCTAACACCATATATGCCTTACAATGATCAATATCATTTTTATCATTAATAAATCGCTTATCACCATATTTTTTTCTGATTTCTGTCTCTAATGTTTCACCAAATAAAATATATGAAATTAATTTAAGTATTGTTGTTTTCCCAGCAGTGTTAACGCCTGATATTTGATATAAACCATCATTATCACCCCAATTAATATCAATTTTCTCATACGACATAAAATTTTCAGCACCAAATTTAACAACACTCCATTTTATATGTGTATTCCTATCAAATTCAATTCTTTTTGTTATTTCATCATCAAGTGTAATGACATCGTTTATTATATCATTTTCATACCCAATTTTATCAAGATAATTTTTAAAAATATTATGTTGAATTTCTTGATCAGTAATATCATCAACTGTTATATCATCATTAGTATCAATTGAATCATCTTCAATAAAATTATTTTTATGTGTAATTGAAATAATATTTTCTTTATGTGCATATTCCTTAATATATTTTGTTACTTTTCTTTCATTTTCATTATTTCGTGCACTTGGAAGTGTAGACCAAATAATACGAATTTTCATATATTTTGTTGGATTATCAATTTCAAAATCCAAATCATCAAAATCTGTAAACGGTGTTAATTTAATATTTTTAAATGAATAATCATTTTTTATTGGTACTTCTTCTATATTACCATTTTTTATATCCCATAACAAATAGCCATGAAATTGATCATCACCTTCTGAAAAATCTTGTGTTATAAGCGTACCGCAATATGCTTTTGTATTATTAGAGAATATTTGTTTTAAATGAATGTCACCAAAAAATGAATAATCACCTTTAAAATCATTTAATTTATAATATGATTTCTTTTTTAAATCAAAACCTGTTGATGATTTACTACCATAAATTGGATCATGAAATAAATCAATATATGTATAATCAGTTTTATCTTTATATGTTAAAATCTTTTTACCTTCTCTACTTTTCCAAGGATTATTATTTTTTTGACCATGATGCCATACCGCCCAACAAATATTATCATCTTGATAAAATCCTGTTTTATCATAATAAATAATATCACAATCTAATTGATCCACAATAGCTGCAACACTATCAAGTCTTTTTGAATTTTTTTGTCTAAAATCATGATTACCTCTTGTTATTCTAACAGGTGCAATTTCTGAAAGACTCTTTAATAATTTTTTAGCAAGTACTAACTGTTCCGGTCCAAGATCAAGATAATTATGACCTAAATCACCAACAATTACAATACGATTGGGTTTTTTTTCTTTTAATGATTTAAATAAATTATTAAATACTTGTTCATATTCTTTATGACGTGTTGGAATTTTACGAATATGAATGTCAGCTAAATGTGCTATACGAAATTTATTGTTTTCCATATTAATTTTTTTTATATGAAACAAAAATAAACCATTTACTTTAAAATATCAAGAAACTTTTATTAAAAGGAAAAACACTGACAAAAAATCAAAAAATTTTTATAAAAAAATGACAAAATTACATAAATAACTGACAATTATACAGTTAAAAGTTTTTGGCATAAAATTAGTTAATCTTAATTAAATTAATAATAACATAAAAAAAAAATAAAAAACAATGACAACATTAGCAAAACAAAACAGACAAAGAAACAGATCAAATGATTTAATTGATTTAATATTAAATGATGATATTTTTAATTTTGGTTTCATGCCCAATGAAACGATAAAATCACCACAATATGATATAATTAATAATGAAAATAATTATATTATTAATTTTATGTTACCGGGTTTTGAAAAAAAAGATATATCAATTAATATCAATGATAATACACTTCAAATAACGGGTGAACATAAAATTAATGAAAGTGATGATTATTTATATAAAGGTAGTTTTTATGGTAAATTTAATAAATCATTTACATTATCAGATGATGTTAATATAAATGAAATTGATGCATCACTTGAAAATGGAATATTATCGATTAAAATTCCTAAAGAAAATAAAGCAAAATCAAATAAATCAATAAAAATTAAATAAATATGATTAAAAAGTGGATTGAAAATTGGTAAAGGTCGCATTAAGCGACCTTTTTTTCTTAAATAATAATTTCATTACAACTATTTTTTTTTAATTTATCTTTTACATAATTAACCCTATTACTAACTGTATCACTACTTATATTAAATTCATTTCCTATTTCACAATAAGAATACCCATAACCATAATGCATATTTAAAAAAGCAAAATCACATGCTTTTAATTGATTTGAAACATAATTAATTGACGTTTGATTATCAATTATATTAAAATTATTATCATGAGTTGTTAATGATTGGTAGGATTCATCAAAATTCCTATAAGAAGTTATTGTTGATAATGAATTAGTGTATGTGATATTATCAATTGAAATATTAAATGTATTACTATCTGAATTTTTTAAAACATGTTTACATCTTGATTTATCAATCATATAATTATTTGCAATTGTAAAAACCCATGTCTTAAATTTAGATTTTTGAGAATTAAATTTAGATAATGATGTAAAAATTTTTATTAAAATTTCAGAAACATCATCTTCACATTCATTATTTTGTGGATATTTTGATTTTAAAAACTTTGTAAGTATGTTTTTATATTTATTGTATAATTCTTGTTCGGATTTTTTATCACCCTTTAAAATATTTTGAATAAGAATTGTATCTTCCATATTTTTTTCCATCATTTATTTTCTTATGTACAAAAAAATCATCAGTTATTAATTTTCTTGCAGTATATAATGTTTTTATTAATGTCTTATGTCCATATTTTTCTCTTAATTTATCTAAATCATCATTCGTTGGTAATTTTACAATTTTAATCTTATCTTCATTTCCAATATAAATAGAATATAATTTATAATATAAATCAATGGCTGATTTATATGCATCAGGGTCTAATATAATTACAACATTAGGGTGTATTTCTTTTAATTTAAAAAATAACGTATCCAATAAATCTTTACCTAATAAAGGTATTGTATTAACAGGGAAGGATAACATTTCAAACACTCCTTCAACTAAATATATTGTTGAATCCCAATTAATCATTCCTTCATTAAAAATGAATCTTTTTTTGTCTGATTTAGGATTTTTATATTTTATTTTTATATTTTTTTTATATGTTCTTCCAACAAAATAGTTCACTTCCCCAAATTCATCAAATGATGGTATTATTATTCTACCAGCATATTCACCTTCGGTACAAAAACCAAGCCTATATTTTAAAATAATATCTCTTGTTAATTTTCTACCATTAATAAGATAACTATATGCTTCAAAATGTTCAGGATTAGAAATATCCATTTGTGAAAAATAAATCATTTCATTAGGTAATTGAACTTGAACAAAATCTTTTTCATCTTCATTATAATTATAATCATTAAATATTGATGCATAAGATTTATATAATTGATAATCAGCATATGAACCAAATAATTTAATTAATCTACCTAACGAACCGCTAAATTTAGGTTCATCACATTTCCAACATTTAAAAACTCTTTTTTGGGTATTAATTTCAAGATTATATTTACCATCTGGATATTGTAAACCATCTCTTTCTTGACATCTTGGACAATTAACTTGTAATTGCTCGGATTCATTTAATCCTTTAACATCATCAAAGATATTATAAATAATTTCATGAAATTCTTTACCTCTAATCATAGTGACAAATATATATAAAAAAATGCTTCAAAACAATTCTTTTGAAGCATTAATTGAAATAAGAAAAAGCCAACGAATTAAAAACGTTTAATTTCTTTTAAAAATGAAAACTTTTTAATCATTTTATTCATTAAATGTGGTAATTTAATTTCAGTATATCTAATTTTTTGTTGATTTTGACCAAGATAATTTTTTTGAAATTCATTAAATAAATCAGTTACACCGTTTTTTATCATAGAATCGGGAACTAAATTATTTTTATCATTAGTAATATTTTTACCATTAGTAACAGCTTGATATTGTGAATATAATTTTTTATAGTTTTCTTTTGCTTCTTCAGCTTCTTTTTTTAATTTTTCATTTTCAGTACTTAATTTATCAATTTGTTCTTGAAGCCATTCAAGACTTTGTACATTTTTTTCATTTAATTCTAATAAATTATTATCACCCTCACCCTTTTTGGGGGTTAAATTAACATCATCTAATAATTTATTAACTCTTTCTTTAGCTTTAACATCAATACTATTAGATTCTTGTTTTTTCTTAGTAGATGCATTAGTTGTACTTTTTTTAGTATTACTTTTAGCTAATTTAGTTACATTAGTGTTTTTTTTCTTTGCCATAATATTTTATATTTTCTCATAAATACTAAAATTTATAAAAAAATATAAAATATTATGATTTTTTTATAAATTTAATAATGTATTAATATCATTATTTTCTTCAAATGAACCCTCAAATATATAATTCGCATTTACATTACCAATCATACCTGTTTTATCATTCCAAATAAAACCCTCACCTGCTTTAATTTGTCCAACAAAACCCTTTTTAAAATGCCATTCTTCAGTACCTGTAAGAGATGCTAAATATCTTACAATAACACCATCTTCTTCATCAGTATAATTTGTTTTATCTAAAACAGTATATTGCTTAGTTTTCTTTCTATGAAAATGACCTAAATGCCATTCATGAAAATCAGTTTCACTCCAATGTTTTTTACCATCTTTATCTTTAGCCATTAACATTGGTAATGAATTTTCTTTTTCATGCCTTCCATGAGTAAAACCAAGAAGAACTTTACCCCAACGATAATATTTTCTCGGTTTAGCAGCATTATTAATATTTATTTGTTCATCATTTCTAAACCATGCTTTAATATATGACCCTAAGAAAAATGAACGTTCAAAATCATGATTACCGGGTATAACAACAATATCAATTGGTACACCAAGTTGTTTTAATATATTAACACCATCAACTATTAAACTACAACCTGCTTCAAATGTTTTTTGCCATCTAAGGTCTTCATCTTGTGGTGTTCCATGTGAAGTTGTATTTTCTCTAGTATCCGAATTAAAAAAATCATTACCAATTGGAAATAATATTCGATTATATTTATAACCCTGTGCTCTTTGAATTAATTTTTTTAGAGCATAAATAAATCTTTTTTTAGCTATTTTTGTGTCAAAATTTTCACCAGTCTCCCCATTCCACGCTAATTTACCAAAATGAATATCAAATAATGCTACTTCAAATAAATTATTTTCACCATCATCATCCTTATAACTTCTATTATTAATATCCCAATCAATAACTGGTGGTTTATAATTTTTGGTCATTTCTTGAAATATTTCACCAGCTAATTTAGCTTTATGTTGTGCTTCTTTTAATTTTAATTTTGCTTTAACTTGAAAATTTTCCCATGTTTGAGGATGTCCTACTTGCCAAGATGTTACATCCCATTTATTTACAAGATAATGATCAACATCCCATATATCTTTATCAATATTGCATTTATCTAATAATTGCTCTAACGTTTTTATATGACCTTTTGGATACCCATAATGTTCTTTATTTTCAATATCGTTATCACATCCAAACGTTTTATCAAAATGAGTTCTATTACCATTCCAATTGATATCTGCTTTATCACCAGATGAATTAAATGTTAATTTTTCACCAATAAATGATTTATCAACATCTTCATCTATTTGAGGACTTAATTCATTATCTCGAATATTTTCATATTCCTTATATTTATCCATAAAAAAAGAAAATAACTCATCATCAATAATATCATTTTCATATTTTTCTTTAAGTATTGCTTTAACATTTTTTACATATGTATTAGCATATCCACATTTAACTGATGCTTCATTTAATGAGATGTTATATTTTATTGCATATTTTATAACATCAACAGCTCTTTCAATTCGTTGTCTAGTCATTTATATAGATTTTAATAAATATAATTTTTATTAATTTATTGTCAAACATAACACAAAAAAACTTAAAATACAAGTATTTTAAATAAATACATTATTACATTTATTTAAAATATTAATATTTTCTTCAATTTGTTTACATTTTTCAGTAAAAGAAAGTGCTTCTAATAATGATATATTAAACCATTCACCTTCCTTTTTTAAATGTGATAAAAAATTATGAATGCTTTTTTCTATTTTATTTGCGTATTCTGAAGGATAATATTCTATTAATTTTAATTTAGATGAATTTCCAGTTTGTAATTGTAGTAATCTTTTTTGTGGGTCTTTTGAAACACCTATTTTATAATAACCGTTTTCTAATGATTGTATTAAATATACATATTTCATTTTTATTTAATAATTCCCATTTTTTTTAGCCCACCAATACCAACAGCATAACTATCACTCATATCATAATTAATATCTTTAAGTTTATTATTTCTATTATAAAACCATTCAATTTGTGGTTCTAATTTATATACCTTTTCCCAAATATAATGTTTTTTTCTTTTTTTGTATTCAGTTGGAAATGATAAAACCTCAACTAATTCACCCTTTCTTTTCTTCTGATGTACTAATTCAGGACAAAATAATTTTCTAGCTTCATGTACTGTAATTTTTTCTGGTTTATATTCAAAAACTTGCATTAATACATATCTTGCCATACCATTAAAACCCAATAATAAAGCAGTTGTATTAACATTTTTTGGTGTGTGTTGTAAAGGTGCTTCAACAAATAAATTAGATATTTTTCCGTTTAACTCCCTTTTTACATAATTTTTATATTCTTCACAATAATTTCTAAATAACTCAGCTTTATATAAATCTCTATGATCTATTGGTATTTTTTTATCGGTTTTTAAACTTAAATGTTTTAATTCAATTAATTTACCCTTTTCATCCCATAAAGCTAATCCTACATTAGTTGTTGAAATATCTAAAGATAATATATAATTTTCCATATTATTTATATTATAATTTTATTTATTTTCCTTATTATTTTCAATCATTGATTGTACTTCTCTTGGGTTTTTTATAAAAAGTCGAATAAGGTCTTCAATAACAGCACCTATTTTTAAATTTTTTCCTTTACATAATAATTTAAAATCAGAATGTAATTTCCCATCAATTATAATTGATTTAGGTTTTGTATTATTAGATTTTCTTTCCATTTTTATTAATAAATTAATTATTTAATTATCAATTTTTCATATAAATACTTCGTATTATAAAAAAATATAAAATTTTATGATTTATTTTTTATATAAAAGATTACGTAATTGTTGTTCAATATTTTTTTGTCTTGAATATGCGTCAATTTCATGTGGTCTTTTTTTATAGGGGGTTTCATTAAAAAATATAGTATCATTTTTATATATTACATATTCAGTATTACCCAAATCATATATTAAATCACCCTTTTCCATTTGATCTAAATGTATTAATTCGTGTGATAAAACAGTAATTAACTTACTTTGACTTACATTATCCAAAAAAATCTGATATGTATGTGGCTTATCTATTTTTTGTATAAAACCAATGATTGAATAATTATTAATATTTAAATCATTAATAAAATGATAAATATCAATATTAATTGTATCATAATTCATGATCATATGTGTAATAATCATTGTTATAGTATCGGCACGAATATTATCTGTATAATTAATAACATTTATTGTGTTAGGGAAATCATAAGTATTTACCGATTTTTTATCACATTTTCTTATTAATATTATAGAAATTATTAATAAAAAAATTATTATAAATATGATTATTTTATTATTTTTCATTGTTTTATCTTTAAAAATCCATAGCAAAAACAATTGTTCTTGATATAGTGTCATCTTTAGGTATGGGATTATTTAATTTTGCAATTCCAACAAGATTTTTATTTTCATCATATAACCCAATTTCTGAAATAAAAACTTGTTTATCTAAATTTGAATTCCATGTAGGGTTACCAGTAGAATTAAATTGATTAAGTGGTAAATTAATACCTAAATCCATTGTATATGCAATTGCTTCTATACTTGTTGTTACATTTCCCATAAAATATGTTTCATCACCAAAATTTAAATAATTAACAGTTGATGCTGTACTACCTGTTGAAACTTGAGGATAATTTAAATAACTAAGATCATACTTATCAGCAATATAATATTTATGTATTGGTACTCTAAAGACAGTACTACAAACACCTGATGCAGTTAATGTTTGACCTGATTTATAATCTATTATTTGTTCAGTAACATCAAACCATCTCCATTCATTTGGAAATGGCTTTACATCATTTAATGAATTATATGGTTCATTATCTATTAATTGTGCCAACACAACTAACTTATGTGCTGTAAATCCGGTACCACCACTTGTTGATAAAAATTTAAATTCATCTGGATTTTCAAAATATATATTAAATTCTTTGTTTGTTAAATCTTCAAAATAAACATTCTTTTCATAATTACAATGAATTGCTTGACTGTAACCATATCCCTGTGTAATACCACTTGTTGTACCAGTTTCAGGTATTAACATATATGTCATAAATGCTGTATATCCTTTTGCCATATCAATAAATACTGTTTAAATTAATAATTAAATATAATTTCATTAGTATCAATAATTGAAATACCGTAATCAGTACCAATATCATCACTAGTTTCACTATTAGGATAAAAATTATCTAATCCTGATTTTAATTCAATTTGATACCTTTTATTTGTTGACCCCCTATAATATATATATTCAAAATATGATTCAATAAATCCCTTTTTTAATATTATATTACCAATAATAGAATCATTAGGTCCAGTAACATCTTCTTGAACTTCAGTATGTATTTCATCACTAACCGAATTAAATTTAAATGTTGAATCTGTTGTCCCACCAGTTGTTCCAATATTATAACTTATTGCTACATTATTTGTTAATGGTTTTCCATTATATGTTTTAAACCATAAATATAATGTTACTACATCAGAATCTGGATAACCAACGAAATCATCATTTTTATTTGTTGCAATAGGATTAAAAATAAGTAAAGGGTCTTGTGCATGACCAACAACAATTGATTCTTCAGGTATTAATGTTGTTGTAGTTGTTGTTATTGATGGATCAACAATAATTTCCTTTTCATATATACATCCATTTGCATCAACAATTTTTAATGTATAGTAACCATTTAAAACATTATAAAAATAATGTTGTCCTATACTATTAAATATTTGTTTTGGTAATGAACTACCAATTAATTCTGCTTCAAACGGTGGAACACCATTAATAATATTAAATTTAATTAAATTTGACATATATATTTATTTTTATATATTATTTTCTAATAATCCACCACCACCATTTAATGAACCCTGTAAATTACCGTCCCAATATGTACAAATACTTGAAGGATAACCACTAGTTCCATAAATAAAATTACCATTATTCATATTAGTTATTTGACAAATTCTTATACATTGATATTCACAATAATTACAACCATAATTATTATTACTACCACCAACTAATGAATTAACATTAACATTACTATTAATAATATTATTTGAATCAATATCAATATATGTTGATATCCTACACGTACAAGTACCAACATCTTTTTCATTTGTTCCCAATTCATCAATTAAACTATTTGATTCTAATATACGTCCACATTGATTTATATCATCAGGTAATGTTTCATTAATAACATAATTATTAATAATTTCAAAGCATACTCTAAATGATTGTGATGAATTAATAGCTGGATATGTATTTATATTTCCACATTTTAATTGACCAAATGTTACTGTATTAGTATTAATATCATCAATATATACAACTGTTGGTGATAATGTTGTAGTTGTAGTAGTTGTTGTACCTGCTTCAAATTGTGATATGTCTAAACAATCATTTGTCGTATTTATTTCATAACATGAACCATATCCTGATGCTGTTGTATTAAATAATTGTAATTCAGCACATGCATATTTATCGGCTGAAGTAATATTATCTTCCAATTTAGTATATAAGTCATAACACACACCATCCCCCTCACCAATTTGTATTGGATCAACATTCGTTGTATTATTTGTTATTGTACAAATTGATGTGTATGAACCAGATTCAGTACATTTCTTATATAGTTCAATATATGCGTCACTATAACTACTTGAAGAACAAGTAACAGCACTTAAATTAACAGTAACACATTGATTACCTATTGGTGCTGGTGTGATCTCTATATATTTTGGTGATCGTAATGTACATATTGTTTCAAGTGTTTGTGGTGGTTCATAATATGTTCCAAGTAAATTAATATTAATTTCAGTTGGAATAACAATTGGATTTGTTGGGGTTTGTCCTGTTATTGAAAGAGCAGTATTACCAATATTATCAATTACTTTTGCATAATAATTAGTTTCTTCATATAACCCATTAAAAATTACACACGTGTAATTTTCTTTATCGGGTGTTGATAAACCAGAATATTCAATTATTTTTGATGTAATTTTACTACATGTTATTGCATCATATAATTCTGCCAAAAATGGACCAGAATCACCGCTTATTTTAAATCTAAAATCTGACATATATATTTTATATTATTGTAAATGTATTATTTGCTGTTATTTTATACATTGTAATATATCCATATTTTTCTCTAATTGTTACATTATAACTATCACTTGATAAATCATTAATATATAGTTTTACTGAACTACCATCATTTGATGTACTATTCCATTGTTTTGGTAATTCTGTAGTTTTATGTATACTAATTTCAATATCACCAATAATTGGGTTAATTGAACCATCAATAGATGCATCTATATAATTTGAAATTACTACATATTCACCATTTGAATCACTACCCTTTGTAACATTAATATCATTTGATTCTGATAAAGGGTTTCCTGCTGCAACATAATATGACCAAACTTGTGAATCAATTGCTTCTTGTTGCATTATATCATTAAACGTATCACCAGTAGCGTCTCTAACAAATATTTGATATGGTTGTGTAAATGTTAAATTAGTAACATTTAATGTACTGCCACTTGGAATTTCAACCCATTTACCCGGATTACTTGGATTACCAAGCGCATCATTACCAACAGTACTATTAGATAAACTATTTAAATATGTATTAGTTGCACCAGTTTCTGTAATTGTAAAATATGCTGTTCCAAATGGATTACCAACTAATGCATTATTAAACCTAATATGTGTTGGGTTATTATCTACAGGCATAATATTAAAATATGAATTAAGTGCTGAATATGTTGTTTGTTCAGCATATATTGTTAATTGTGATGTTATAGCTGATATTGTTACTCCCGTAGAAACAATACAATCAGCAAAACCAGTATCAATTAATTTAACAGTATATGTACCAGCACTTAAATTATAATTATTAATGGTATTATTGTTTGTAATTATTGTATCACCTGTAATTTCACTAAAATATATTTTTGTTTGTCCAGTATTACCAGTAGGTCCAGTTAATATTTCTAATATTACTGGACTTGTTGGTACACTATCAAGTGATGAATTAAGAATATCCGATATGATAATTTGACCATCATTACCATTAATATATGTTGGTGGTATTGTTGTAACATCATATTGTAAGAAGCATGCTGGACACCCAAATGTAACATTAGCATTAATATCAACTTCATGTTCAGGTAAAGTCCATGATCTATTTGATTTATATGACATTGCAAATAATAATTCTTGATCTTCTATTAAGAATATTTTTAAATCATAAAAAACCTTACCTACAACATTTCCAACTGGATCAGCTAAATCATAATATCTTGTATTTAAAAATCTGGTTGCACCTGTTAAATATTTTAATGAACCAGATGCTTTTAATTTTAACCCTAATGTTGTACCACTTGATTTATGCCACATAATTGTTGGAAGGTCTAGTGTTGGTACTTCTGTTGCTTCACGGGAATTTAATGGATCACCATAAAAACTCTCACCATATGTATTTGAAACAGAATTATTAGTATAATGTATAATACCTAATTTTCTTTTATAATTGTAATCATCATTATACTTTTGTTGATTTTGTATATATAATACAAAACCAGCTAAATTTTTTGTATTATAATTAATATAATTTACATCATTCAATGGATCAACACCCGCAATATCTTCAGTATAAAGAATTGACATATTCCAAAATGGGAATACAGTGGTTGGACATTCACAATTTTGTAAAAATGTTAATAATGCTTCATCTACATTATCAGTAGAATAATTAGTTTCACCAGTATAATTCATAAAATTATAATACACCATTGCACCAGCTAATATAGAATTACTCCCACCAGTAATTTCACTAAAATCTGGTAATTCTCTATCAACTTCAACAATAAGATTGTTATTTGCTAATGTACCACCACTAATATTCTGAATTTTATACCATAATATAGGTGTTGGATAATTTTTATTAATTGTATATCCAGTTGTATCAATGCTTAAAGGATTTGTCCATTTTACTAACAATAAATCACCTTCTTGGGGTTCATTATGATTTGCTTGATATGTTGGTGCTTTTTTTAGTTTTAATATTGTTCCACCTGTTATTCCCGAAATTTCAATTGCAATATCAGGTTGTTTCACATGATCACTATCAACTAAAAATTCATTAGCATTATCATTAAAAAAACCTATTGGTTGTACTTGATTTACAATTGTACTCGGTGTTGATGGTACTGATGATATTTCATTATATGGCTCACCAGATAAATTTCGTGGTATAAATGAAAGTTGTTTAGGATTTTTATCATTTGGTCTTAAAATATTTGAATAAAATGGATTAAATTCCGCATTTCTATTAAAATCATAATCAATTTCACTATCACCAATAGCGTAATATTTAAAATTTAACTGACCTTTAGATAATTGTTCTCTACCTTTAGATGTTAATTTTATATTTAAAACTGTTGGGTCTTTTTTTTCAATAAATGCCATTTATTTTTCTTTTATTATAAATACAATAATTTATTATTTTATAAAATGTTATTATTTTCATTATATGATACTGATATACAATGATTATTTTTTGTTGATGATACTGACGGATCAATTCCATTAAATCCAGAAGCACTATCTAATTTTAAATTAGTTGATACTGATGTACTACATGTAGCTGCTCTTGCTGAAATTGCATAACACAAACTATCACCAGAACAAATAAACATATTACCAGTACATGTAGTAGTAGAACCATTTGTTTCCATTGTACATTTAATAGAGTAATTATTATCAATTGCTTTTTTACAAAAGATATTAATTGTTCCAGAATTATTAATATTTTGATCTGCACTAAAAACTAAAAATTCTCCACTAAAATTAATATTAACGCATTGATTTAATGTTATTGATGGTGATATATTTATATACCCATTACCAAATTTAGTGTTTATTATTTCATCATATGTTTCATTTTGTTGACAAACAGAAAGAGTTGCTGCTAATGGTTCAACATATTTTTCAACACATGTACTACCAGATGGTCCAATATTTGTGTTTATACCATTTGATTGTGTTGGTATATTGAAAACATTTATACATGATGTTCCAGTAACACCATTAACTGCTTCAACCATTAATTCATAACATAATGAATCACCATGTTTAATTTCTATACTTCTTGATGTAGGTGAGGGCAATCCAGATGTATTTGTAAACAATGTATCGTAATTTACCCCACTTTGTGATTTACATTTAACAATAACTGATGCTGATGCAGTATTCTGATATGGACTAATTCTTGCTAAATCATTTAATTCAAGACTTAAACATTCATTTTCTGGAATTGACGGTGAAAAATTAAAATTACCAATTTTCTTTTCACAACACTCATTTGAGTATATTATTGATTCATCTAAATTAAAAATAATTTCTTCTCTAGGTATTGAAGCACATCTAGTAACACATGAACGACTTTCATCAATTGATGGTGCTGTTGTACCGCCACCATCAACATTATATATTTCAAAACATGTACATGCACAAGAACCTGCTGTTGGTACTATATTAGTTAAATTATAACACATCTGATCACCGTCTCGTAATGTAAAATTACCTGATTGTAAACCATCATCTGATGTATGACATGAATAATTTAAAAATGTATTACAATTATTAGGTTTACAAAATAATTGTACACATGATTCAGCATCACCATATGCATCTGCAAATACTTTATAATTAATACAAACAATCTCATCATTAGTTAATGACGGATCAATATTAATTGTACCATTATTATAATAATAAAGATTATTTGATCCACACGCAACTTCATTAAGATACACTAATTTTTCTTCTGGTGTAAATGTGGTACTTTGGACTAAAGTTGGTAATGATACTGTTCTTTGAACTTTACAATATTCTTCATTATCTACAATATCTCTAACTTCAAATACATAAATTTTATTTAAATTTAAATTTAAAAATGTTCCACTTGTTTGCCATGTATAACCACTTGGATCATCTTCAATTGGATATGCTTTGTATTCAACAGTACCATTAAATTCTCCAATGTTAACAACTCTAACACCAGTTAAAAACCGATAAACTAAAAAATCTGAATTTAGTTTACATTTTATTTCACAATCAGATGTATGTGTTAATGCATTATTAATTAATTTTTCTCTTAATCCTTCCCTTTCAATATTTATATACGTTAAATAATCGCAAACACGACTTAAATAATTTGGTATGTTTAAATTTGCTAATTCTTCTGTAGATAATTGTGGATATGTGGTATTATTAACATTAAAACTATTTAATAAATTATATTCATAATTTTTTGTATTAGCACTAATACCATGTGATTTAATTTCCTCAACATTTAGACGATATTTTCTTGTATTATTAAACATTAGAATAAAATATTTTTATAATTTTTTTTAGTTTCTTTAATTTCTTTAACATAATTAAATGAGCAATATTTTGATGAACATTTTAATTTTTCATTAAAAGGTGATTTTTGATAATCAGTTTTTTTAAAAAAATTATTATCACCAACAGCACCAGCATTATGATAAATGCTACACTTATCCCATTTTGAAATGGGATCGGTTGCCCATGAAAAATTTAGTCTTTTTACAATTTTTGTTTCATATTTCATTAACCAAGCATTCCATAATACCGCCCACATATCAGCAGTCCAAGCCTGAATCGGTGCTTCGGGAGTGTATTTATTTTGTGTATTAATCATTAATTTATATAAATTTATACTATCGTTTTCAACTTTTTTCCAAAAAGATGGTGTTAAATTTTTCATAAAATATTGTGCACCACCAGCATTTTTATCATTATCTTCAACAATTTGAGGATCAATACCAACAACATCACACATTTTATTAAATAATTCATTACTTTTACTTTTTATATATGATGAACCAATATATGAACGTGTATCACTTAAATACCATATATCATTTTTTTCAATATCATTAAATCTTATTTTTTTTGTAAAAATAACATCAGGGTCTATATAAAAAAACGATTCATTTTTAAATTCGGGGTAATCTAAAAATAATTTATGAAGAATATGTGGTCTTAAAGAAGATGAATATGTATAATCATTTCTATCATCATTATATGTATAAAAACTACAATTTGTTTTTGTGTGTTTTATTATATTATCTAAATTTTCATTACGCTTAATATCTTGTCTACCAATAACATAAATAGTATCTTTATCATATCCAAATTTTTTCAAATTGTTAATTTGAACCAACATTTGCCATAAAAAATAATTATGCTCCGGTAATGCTATTAATAGTTTCATTATTATGTATTTACTTTATTTCTTATTATTGATGGTATGATAACACCTATTTCTCCATTTGGTAACACATCTTCCACATTTGGTGTCATAATAGTTTCTGATATTATTTCATTACTTGAACTTTCTTGTGCACTATTATATAATATTATTGTAACATTATCTCCAGCACCTATAGATATTAATGTTGTACCAGTTGATATTTGATTTTCTATATTATTGTTATATTTTGATATGTTATAAACAATATTATTATTTATTTTAACTTGAACTTCAAGAATTGTCAATTGATCTGTTGCACCACTGGAATTATTTAAAATATAATCAAAATCTAAATTAAGATTAACAGTATAATCTGGTAATATTGATGGTGAAAATTCTAATCCATATACTACTTGTGATTCATAACCATTTGTTATTGGAGTATATGAAGATGATTGTTCAACAATATTTAATATTGAATCATATGGTGCTGCTGTTGTTGTAGTAGTAACAGTTGGATAAATGACTTGGACATTTTTAACCTCAAAATCATCGCATAAATCAGGTGTACAAATTACATCATCAGTCCATTCAGCTACTTGTTGTAGTGGTCTTTTTAAATATGTTGCATCATCACTACCAAAATAATTTAAAGATTTTGAAATACCGCCACCAAAATCAAAGCTAACACCTCTTTTATATGCATATTTTTGTTTAGTGAATATTGTATTTCTAATTAATAACCCACCTTTATCCTGTATTATTGTTGATGACAATAATTGATCAACAAATTTTTGAAAGAAAGCATTATATTTGTTTAAAAAGGGATATAAATTTTCAAATGTATACCCATTTGATTTTAATTGATCTTCATTATTTAAATTTGCTCTATGTAAATATGTTGTATAAATATTTAATAATGTTGGATACCACCCACCCTTAAAATCTGTTATTATTTTTCTATTTGTTGCATTAATTGTTCTTTTTTTCATTAAATCTAAAAATTCTAAAAATGACATTTCTGAAATATCACCAAGACCAAATTCATCATCAATTACTGGTGTTTGTACTATATCACCCCCAATAAGATAATATGCGCTAATTATATCACCTAAATTAATACCCGCAGGAAGATATAATTCATAATCATTATTTGGATTGATTTTATAATCATTATTAGGTTCAAGTGCAATTCCATTAACTAATATTTTTACATTTTTTACATTAATAATTTTATAATTTAAACGTAGAACAGTTTTATTTGCTGATGCTTTATAATAAATTTTACCACTTTGAAGACTATCAACTCTAATTATTTCATTTTTAGCTTCTAATGCATCTGGTTGGTTTACATGAACCATTGCTATTTGTGTATATGGGTTTTGTGAAAAATATGATATTAATGTTGAATTTTGTATTATTATTTCTTGTGGATTATTTGGATTTATTGAATAATCAGCTTGAAATTGTGGTGTACCTTTTGTTGCAGCAATACCATTAATTGTTAATTGTATATCACCCGAAGGAATTTCAGGTAATGTAATTTTTGTATATGGGTATTGGGGGACAACTCTTGAAACAATATAATTAGCTGTTAATCCTGTTATTGGATTAGATGTTTGACCACTATAAATATATGTAACTTGAACAACATCTCTATTATTATTAGATTTATTTGCTGGTTCATTTAATATTAGTGTATCACCACTAATAATATAATCATTTTCACTATTGCCAATTGTTGTTGTTCCACCTGAATAAACTTTATCTGAATTTAAAAGAATACCATTATATCGAACTTCAATATCACCTTCAGATGGCATCATATTAGATGGTAATGTAAATGTTTGTGTACCACCTTGTGGAACACCTAAAGATAAGTTAACATATGAATATGGCATTGTATATGCTGTTGAATTTGCAGGAAAATCCTGTTCTTTAATGTACTTATAAACACTATATTCAACACCTCTTGTTATATCAAGAGCAATATCAACTTCTTTTGTATTAAGAACTAATTGACTATCTAATTGATAATAATCTGGTGATGAATAGTGTTTTCTATATGTTGCTTCTGTTTGAATCCACGATTTCTTATTATCAACCTGATAATTCAAATCAAAACCAACATTACGAAAGTTATTCATATATGTTTGACCACCATCACTATTTCCAGAAATTTGAAAATAAAAATCTGATGTTTCTTTAGGTGCTATTGGATAACCATTATTATTATATGGTAACGATATTGAGGGTAAATCATTTAATGATAATGGAACTTCACGTGGATCAATTCTACCATCGACAGTATAGACATGTTCTGTAATATTAATAAATGGTTCAGGAATACCAATCATTAAAAATATTGACTTTATTGCATCACGAGTTCCTTTTGATTTCCAAAAATAATTTGTGTTAATTAATATTCTTCTCCATAATTCAATATCAACCTCTGCAGGTATTAAGTCTTTATTTAAATCTCTCTCAGCTTCTTGAAAATCAAATAATCTTTCAATTAATTCTTCTTCTTTCACTAATTGAAAATAATCCCATCCAAATGTTCTTGCTAAATTACTAACAATTTGATCAGGTATATTTCTTTTTTTATCATATGTTACACGATTAATATAAACTAATGAATCAATGAATTGTTTTATTTGATCAAACTCAGCACCATAAATTCTTAATAATTTACTAGTTTTCTTATTATCAGTTAAATCATATGTTTGTAATGATGTTGGTGTTAAAAATCTAGCAATTAAATCACTCTTTATTTGATCGTATTTATCAGCAACACTTAATACAATTTCTAAAAAATTTCCATAACTTGGTGTATCAATTTCAATATTATATCCGTCAATTGTTCTCCATTTAATAATTCTATCAGTATAATTGATAGTACCATCATCCAATAATTTAGGTTCTTTCATTATAAATTGAAATGCATCAGTGTTTGATCTAGTAGATACAATATATCTTTCATAATCATTTAATGATATTCTAAAATCATCAAAAATTCTTGTATTAGGTTTTATATGAAAACTAAATTTAGCAGTATTACTACCACCACTTAAAAATGGAAATGGATTACCAATACACTCTACACTAAGATATTCATGTGATTCAGTATCACCAGTAAACCCAATAATAGTGTGACTATTATCACTAGAATATCTTGTTGACCAAATAACATAATCATAAAATGATTTATTTAAATTTTTTAATTTATTATTATTTGGTTCACTATCATTTCCACGATTAAAAACCAACCCAAATTTATTAACAGTAGAATTTGAAGGTATTTTAAATTTTGAAATATTTTTTATGGGATCATATGTAAAATCATAAAAAGTGTGTTTCCCACCTCTTTCAATTTGTGAATTAACATATAAACTTCCGGGATAATTTACAATAATGTTTTCAATTGATACTCTAATAAATTCATATGCTGATCCAAATTTAGTGAAAGTATTCAAATTTGATCTATCTAAATTTAAAACAACATTATTGGTATTTTTTACTGTTTGTTTAGATTCTGTTTCTGTTAATGGTAAATTTTCTAAATTAATTGCTCTTACAAATGTGCTTAATTCATTTTTATAATTAATTAATTTTCTACCATCAAAATTAGATGTTACTTTAAAATTACCAAATTTAAATAATGTTTGAGATACCGTATTATCAAAATTAGCACCATTTAAATTTTGATCAAGTTTATTGTTTATTACTTTAACTTTTGCCACAATCTTTTTATTTTAATATAAATACATATAAACACAAAATCCCGATAATTTATCGGGATTTTTTTATAAAAAATTATAAATTTTTTATTTATTGTATATCTTCTGTTATATTATCAAAATTTTGAGATTCATCAATATTATCTCTTTCTTCTTTAACATCATATAATGATACATTCGTTACGTCATCTTTAACTTCATATAAATCAAATTGTTTAATAATATTTCTATCTTTATCATAATAAGTTAATATACCATTATCTACATCTTTAATTTGTTCACCAGCAATATAATTAGTTAACGATTCTATAGTATTTTCAACTAAATCAACTTCAATCATAATTGGATTAAAATAAGTGTTGGATATTAAAATTGTTTGACCAGCATTACCAATAAATGGTTTCACATTAGGTTTTAAATCTGACGAACTACTTGGTGTAAGTTGAAGAAATATCAATGTTCCAGAATCATCAAAACGATATCTAATTGCTCTTTGTGATGTTGTACCAACATTTTGAGCAACAGGAACTACTTTATTTGATGTTACTACATATCTAGTTACATTTCTTATTTTAGTACCATTATCATCAATATATTCAATTTTATAACCTTGCATAGCATTATTTGCTCTTAATTTTTCGGGTAATGAATTAGCTTCTAAAACAATACCTTTAACTGTTGGTAATGATGATAATACACTACAATCTATTATTGTTGTTACTTCAACTTTGGGTCTTAAATAAATTGTATATATCCCAATTTGATTAAATATATTTGCAGGTAATGTTAGATTATATAAACCCTCTAATATATTTTCATTACCTTCAATTTGGTCATCTTCAGGTAACGTACTATATGATAATAATTGTGTTGCATCTAATCGAAATACTTCATCACTTATAGTTTCTCTATCTGGTGAATATGTATAAAACATATCAATATCTGTAAGTGCAACGTCTGAAGATTTTACTGTACCATATGTGCCAACTGCCATTTTTACGTATTTTTTACTATGTTAAAGAATTTCCCACCTGCATATGTGGTTAATTCAATTAAACTATTTATATCTTTTAATTTATAATTTTTATCAAATGCTGATAATTCTTGTCTAATTATAAATACATCATCATTAATTTTTGGTTTTGATATTAAATTACCCTTATTTGGGTCTTTTATTATAGGTTTATTAATAAAATCAGGTGAATTATATTCTTGCCCCATAAACTCAAATTTAGTTACAAGACTACCATCATCATATAATAAATCTGTATATGTTATACCACCTAAATAATAAACAATTTTTTGGGGTGATGATGAAAGATTTGATTTATTTTTATTTACACCATCATTACTACTACCATTTGATAATTTATATCTATTAAAAAAATTATTAGATACTGCATGTTTTTTTAATTCTGATAATCTACTTTTTGATTCACCTGTTATTACCATAATTTAAATTATTCATTATTAAAATTCATGTTATCATCATATGCATCAAAAAACCCTAAATCAATTTTTTTTGCAGTTAATAATACCTTCATATGATAGTTTGCATTTAAATCAGGGATAATAATAAAAGTATTACCAGTACTATTTTTTGTAGTACCTGTTGTTACTGCTTGTTTTATTGTCTTTTTTATAACTTCCATTACACACTACCAACTCTTTTTCTTAAAAAGACATTAATGTCTTTTTCAGGATATTTTATTTCAAACATAGAATCTGTTGTTGAATATACAGTATTATTAATTAAATTAATTTCACCAGTACTAACATTTAATATTTCTTGAGATATAACATTATTTGAATATTGTCCGCCAACCTTATTATATGCCTTAATGTTAATAACATTAATAACACCATTTACTTGTGATAACTGATTTTCTAATTTAGTTATATGAATATCAGTATTCATTTCATAATTATTAATATTAAAAAATTCTCTTACAGTATCAATAATATTATTAGCAATTGTATTATCTGAAATATTTTCAACATATAAATCAATATCAAAAGCAAGATTAATAATTTTACCATCTTTTACTTCAATAAAATCATTAATCATTCTATATCCACTTAAATATTCTGTTAAATTTTCCTTTAATAAATTATTACTTTGATTTGATAATTTACCATCTGAACCAATACTTAAAATTGGAATAACAATTTTATTGTTTTCTTTATATGCATTTGCTTTAAATGGTGAACCAAATCTACCCGGCATTTTATATACCTGAAATAAATAATCGGTTATTGTAACATCTCTATTTTGAGATGAATAATTATATTTAATTAATTGTCTAATTTGTTCAGTACTTAACCCATCATTTCCACCTATAGCTGGTATTGGATTATTCACTGTTAAACTACGTTGAACTTCTTGATTAAAATCTTGTCTTGAACCCTCAACATTTAATTGAATATTACCAATTTCTGTTAGTGTGTTTGCACCTAAATTACTATTACTACCCCCACCAGTTCTATATCTAACAAATAAGGTACTATTTGCTTTTAACATTTTACCTAATGAAGTATTTTTTAAAAAATTATCTAAAAATTGTCTATTTGTTACACCTTCTTTTAAAAAACCTTGTTCAAATGGTTCAGATATTGGATCACCAGAACCAAATGTTAATCTACAAAATCCATTAGGTGTATATTCTTTAATAAATTTTTGTGTAACATCAATCCATTTTGCTGCTTTAATATTATTTTCTTCATTTTCATTTGTATTAAATGAACTATTAGGGTTTTCAACAAATATTTTTTGTTGTGCCAAATAATCAACTTCATAATATCTATTTTCAGTATTATAAAACTCAGATACACTTGGATTTGAACTATAATTAGTGCCTTCTAATAATATAACACTTTCAATTTCTATTACATCTGGGTCTGGTAATGTTATTGAAAAAAATGGTGTCACATCTCTTGCTGTAATTGCTCTTTTAAATATACTTGTTGAACCATTTACAACAACTTCTCTTTTAGTAACATTATAACTTTGTATAATACCATTTGAATCTAAATTTGGTAATATTGAGCGATTAGGGTCACCTAAATTACTAATTCGTGAATTCCAATCTATAATATCTTGTGTTTCAAATATTTTACCACCGCCAATTACTTGCGCACCGGGTAGAAGAGTTGGATAATAGGATGCATCAGGTCTATCACCATTTACAGGAACAGTTACAGTAAAATCAACAACTGTTACTGATGGTCTTCTTGCTGGTATGTTGAATCCCATGTTTTTTGCAATGTTTAAAATAGAATTTCTTTGTTGTGCATATTCTAATTGAGTTTCCTGAAATGCTCTATCGGTATTAACCGATAAATTATTTGCTACACCAGCATTAAGATCAATTAACATTGATCCAACACTTGAATCTGTAAAATCACCCAAAACATCAGGATATTGTTGTCTTATTAATGCTATTAAATCATCTTTAATTTCACTAAAAGTTCTACTACCGTATTTAACTGGATTTGTTGTTGCCATAAATATTTATTAAAAATTTAAATCTAATTCACCGTTTTCACTAAAAGTATCTTCACTATACATAAATTTTATTTTAACATTTAATTGAATATCAGACTCTTCAGGTTTGTTAAATTCAACTTTTTTTATTGTTAAATTGGGTATATATAAAGATACTGTCTTTTTTATTTGTTGTTCAATATCTTGTGCTGATATATTATCATTTGGTTCAAAAATATATTTTAATAAATTAGTTCCATAATTAGGATAATAAAATCTTTCACCCTTTTCTGTTAATAATAATAATAATAAATCAGAACTGAAAGCATCTTTTGTAATACGATTCATTTTATAATATGAATTCTTTTCAGTATTATCCGTTAATGGAAATTTTATATTAATAGTTTTCATTAAACAACATTTTTTATAAATACTTAATAATAAAAAATCCCCTCATTGTTTGATTATTAATGAGAGGATTCTTTTAGTATGAATGAACTATTGATTATTTTTTTTCTTTGCTTCTTTCTCTTCTTGTTCTTTTTGTTTTTTTTGATCATATAATGATTTAATTGTTTCTTTTAAAGTAATAATATCACTATGACCATACTTAGTTAATATATCACTATATGTTGTAAAATCTGGTTTATTGTAAATTATTTTATCTTTTTCACTGTCATATACAATTCCAGTTAATTCTTCTTGAAAAACTAATTTTTGTTGTTCATCATCTAATTGATCAAAAATTTCTTCATTAATTATAATAACAAAATTTATCCCATCAGTTAATATTTCATAAACATCATTAGCTTTTTGTATTTTAGAAATTTCTTTTTGTTTATCATTTGCTAATAAACCAAAATCAACCCATGTTGGTATTGATGTTGTATCTAATACATTATTAAATAATTCTTTATTTTCATGTGATAATTCTCTGTAATTCGCCATAAATTATTCTTCTTTAAATTTAAAATTATATTTATTTATTAATTTATCCATTTTTTCATACAATTCTTTACAACTTTCATCATTTGAATCATATTTTGTTTTTTGTTGTATAATAAAACTTTTTAATTCATCAAATGCCTTATCTATAGCATATTCTAAATTATCTAAAGTTGCAATAGTTGCATAAATTTTTTCTTCTTTTGCTCTATTTTGCATTTCATTCTCATATTTAGAATTTAGTTCAGCAATTTTATCTTTATCAACTGTTTTAGCATTAGAATCTTTAATTCTATTATTAATCGATTTTTCAATATCATCTTTTGATTTATTTTTTTTGATATTATTAGCTTCCTTATCGATTTCATTTATTTTTTTTGCAGCATCTGAATTAAAATCACCTTCTTCAACCGCTCTTTTTAGATTATTTATAAATTCACTTTTAGCCATATCTTTTTAATTTTTATAATTTAATTGTTTCCATTTCTTTAGCTTGGAATTTCCATACATCATATGTATTATTATGTTTAATTCTTTTTAAGAATTTTTTTATTTTAAATCCAACTAATTCACCATATTTATCTTTAACATAAACATATTTTAAATTCGTTAATTCTTTAAAAATTTTACCTTTATTTTTTATTTCTTCTGTTTTAAATTTTAAAGGTATAAAAAATTCTAATTGACGATATTCAAAACCAATTTTTTTTATATGCATCATTTCAGTAAGTTGTTCAATTTTATTAACAACATCATGCTTTCTAGTAATTTTAATTGGAAATTTAAATTTTTTTGATGGTTCATATAAATCTTTTAATTTATATTCTGTATCAACAACATCATCAATTTTTGATAAACCAACTGGTATTGGAGTATTATTAATGATTCCTAAAAGTTCGTATTCATCATCTTTTGTTCTTCTCTCTTCTTTTTCTTGTTCAATTACTTCTTTCATTGTTTTTCCATAATATTTATGATTTGAATCAAAAAATCCAATATGATCATATCTACGACCATATTGATCTTTTTTTCCTAAATTCATACTCCATCTGTCAGCAGCAATTGCCTTTTTATGTTGTGTTGCATTTAATGTAAATTCATCAGCTTTTTTTAATAATTTATAATAATCCTGAACATATTTTTCATCTCGTTGACCAGCATGAAATTTTTGTAAAATTGTACTTCTAAACCATTTTTGATGAGTTTTTTTATTCTCACTAAGATTATTTGGGTCTGCTTTTAAAATTTCAAGTTCTGTATTTCTAAGTGAAATACTAATCATTAAAAAAATACTATGAATTTTAATTGCTATCCAGAGAAATACTTTACGAAAAAACTCTTTCATTATTTAAATATGTTTTTTTTAGTTTTATTATTTAATTTATTAATATCATCATATAATCTATTTATTTTATTATCTTTAGTTTCTATAAGATTATTTAGATATCTAATTTCTTCTTTTAATATTTTATTTTCATTTGAAAAGTGTTTTTCAATTAAAGACCTTAAATCCCAAACTAATTTCTCATTATTAAATTTATTGATATTTTTTTTATCACTCTTTTCAAGATAATTTAAAATTTCAACACCTCTATCAATTCTATTAGAAACTTCTTTTAATCTTTTATTTGTTGGTTTTAATGTTTCTGTACTTTTTTTTATTTCATTAAAAATGGTTTTTTTTCTTTTGTTTTTTGAAAACCAATTTTTTATTCTTTTTATGATATTCATATTTTAATTATTTATTTTACTTCTAATGATTTTTTTACAATTTTTTTATAAAAATTAGCACGTTTTTTTGTAACATTTGCTAAATGATACTTCTCACTAAAATCTTTATATAATTGCTCACCCAATTTTTTTCTTAAATCGCCGTCTAATATTAAATTTTTTAAATATTTTGACCAATACTTGTGTGCATTTTTTTTATTTGGTATTAAAACACAATTTTCCATATGTTTTCCATCCACATTATATGGTGGGATATCCGAACATACAATTGGTAATTTTCTTGACCAACATTCAACTTGTTTTAAATTTGATTTCATTTTATTAAAATTATTATCAGCAAGTGGTGCAATAACAATATCAGTCTCATTAAGAGTATTAGCATATGTATTAGCTTTTTGTGTCCAAACCCGTTTAAAATTACCCTCATTACCATTATACTGTACATCTCTTTCAAAATTCATTAACCATTCATAATAATCATCATTTTCAATTAATTTATGATTATCAGTTAATATTTTTTCATATAAATAATAAACAGATTCTTCAGATTTTATATCTCTTTTATTTTCATTAAATACTTTACCTCTATATTTTTCTCTCAAATCTTGTGGTATATTTGGAAGTTGATCAACATTACCACGAGTATTATTAATTGCCTTCACCATTTTTTGATCCCATAAACCTCTTTCTTGAAGTTCTGCACCGAATTCCTGATTAAATGTAACTTCAGTTGTACTACCTTCAGTATCCCAACCTGCAATAATTACTTTAAATTTATCTTTTAATTTAGGGTCATTTCTTAAAACATTGAATACACCACGTAATTGTTCAACATCAACCATGTGTGATGAGCCAGCCATATACGTTATTCTAACACGTCCATCTGGATCAGGTTTCCAATTATTTTTAAATTGTTTCATCCATGTTGGATCAATTGAATTATAAAATACTTCAACATTATCTTTTTTTGTTACATTTTTTATCTCATCAGCAAATATACTAGTTGTAGTTGTTACATAATCAGCAATTTTTAAATTTTCTATTATTGGTATGTGCATTTGTTTTTCTTTACTTAAAGAATAAAATGGATGTTTAGGATGTAAATACCAATAATCATCAACATCAACAATTAGTGTAGTCCCAGCTTTTTTCAATTCTTTTGAAAGTTCTAACATTTTATTATTATTAGGTAAAAATTGTCTATGATAATGTATTATATGAAACGATTTTAAATAATCTAAAACATTAGGATCATTAAAATCAATTTGTGGATTAATTTCAACATGAAATTCATCAGAATGATTTCTTTCTAATTCCATTGCTGGTGTTTGTGTACGAAAATAATTTACACCAGCACTATCAACATTATAAAATAAAATTTTAATCTTATCATTCATACTTTATAGTTTTTTATAAAATAATATAATTTATTATAAATACTCTATTTTTTCAAAAAGAAAAAAATCAAATAAAAAAAAAGTCAACCAATTTTGGTTGACCATATAATATAATAGATATTTTTATTATTTATTCAAAATGTTTTCATCATAATCATCTATTTTACTTGTTGTTGTAGTAGTTGTTGATTTTTTGGTTGTTGATTTCTTGTTACTTGATGTTGATTTTTTATACGATGATTTTTTTGTTGATTTTTTTGGTTTTTTTGTTGTACTTGTTGTTGTTGATTTTTGTTTTGATTTTTTATTTTGTTTAATATTATTAAATTCTTTTTCACTAATTTCATTAACACTAACCAATTTTTTTATCTTAAATTTTTGTACTGAAAGTGGTAATGAATTTGCTTTAAAATATATTGTATTATTAGGTTTTAAATCAATATTTTTTTTCACCATTTCATTTATATATGAAATTTTTAATGTTGAATTATAATTATTATCTCTTTTCCCTAATTTATCACTAATGTTTGTAATTTTATATATATTCATAACTTATATTTTTTTATATTTATTATTTTAATCCTTGTAATATAGTATCACCATACTTAATTCCATCATATCCCATTTTTTTTGCTCTATCAACAATTGCTTTATTTTTTAATTCTTGTGGTGAATACTTGTATGGTTCACTCATATTTTCAAAATCAACATTTGGAAACCACATATTTGCTAAAGAATCTATTGGATCACAAATATCATTTTGAATGCCCAAATTATTAGTATCTAATAAATTTTCAAAATCTATTTCATATTTATCGTATCCATCCATTGGTTTTAACATAAAAAAATTACCAATAACTGAATTTTCCATAATTGGTTTTTGTCTATAACCAAATATTTTACATGTGTTTCCTTCACCTTCGGGAATTTCCATTTCTTCTAATGATGCTAAAAATTCATTAGTACTAACATCATTTTCATCATCATTATGTTTATTAATTGTATCATGTGTAACAACTTCTTCCATTTGTCTTTGTTGCTCATACTCATAAATATCCTGAATTCTATTTAATTCTCTAGCAGCATCTTTACCATTAAGACCAACCCTAACACCAATTATTGGTGTTTTTGACATTATTCCAGCTAAATATCTATGATGTCCATCAATTACATCATTATCCTTTGAAATCCAAATTGGTTTCATTACATCAGGATTAAATGATCCAACTTCATCAGAAAACACAATACCTTGCATTGGATTTAAATCATCTGGATTAATTTCAATTATTTCATTTTCAATTCCCATTTGATTTAATTCATCCATCACAACATCAAAAGGTATTGATATTTGTGGTAAATGCCTTGGTTTATATCTTAAATCAATCATTATCAATTATTTTTTATATAAATACTATTATTTTATTTTTTTCAATTCTTCATGAATGAATTTTAATACGTTACTATTTGATTCCATTAATTTAATATTATCATTATTTACATAAAAAATATTATATTGGATATTTTCTGGTAATTTATTTTTTATTTCTGTAAATTCTTTAATTTTATGTTTCATACCCCCGGCAAAATCGTCATAAACATTAATTACTTTTAAATTAGGAAATTTTTGAACATAATGTAATAAAACATCACCTTTTGTTTCACTACCTTGTTTTAATATTAATTCATCTGGTTTAATACCATTTAAATCAAGAATTTTCTTAATTTCGGGTCTTAATTTTTCTATTCTTGCAGTTAAAATAATAACATATGTATTAGGGGTAATAATATCTTTTTTAAATTTAGAATAAATTGATTTATTTGGTTTTATGTTAAAAATTTCGGTATTTAAACTCTCTTTTTTACTCCACCACCCATTATATGGAAATTCTTTACCAGTTTTTTCTTTCCAAATTTGTTTACCCTCTTCTTTTTCAGGAGTATCAATTAAACAACCATCCATATCATAAACACACAATTTTTTCATAATTTTTAATTTAAAATTGTTCTTCTTCTAAATTTAAAGGAATTTCTTGTACTTTACCAACAAGTTTTATTGTTTTTTTTATTGGATACCAGTTTTCTATATTATCCGACATAGACGGTTTACCACCTTCTTTTCTATTTACAGCTAATGTAATATGTGGTATTTCTTTTTCAGAAGGAAATCCTGAAACTTTTACTGCTGCCACTTTTTCATTAATACCAAAATCTTCAACCCATAAAGGTAATGGCATTCCAAGATATTGTTCATATTTTGGATTAATTTCACCCATATTAATTGTCATATGATGTGCGATAATTTCCCAATCATCTGGTATTAAATCTTTAAAATGTTTTAATAATCTTTTTTTTGATCTCTCATCAAGTACAACACCACTATATGCAATTTTACTCATTTTAGTATGTATATTTAGTTAATATATTATAATTTTTATCTAATGCCATTAATGCTATTTCAACTTCTTTTAAACATTCTCTTATACCACCACCACATAATATTATTTTAGTACCATATTTTTTTAAAAAATCCATTAAATCGGGAATATTAATCATATCTATCAAAAAAATAAAAATTTTGACAATTTATCTTTTTATTATCAAAATAATAATACAATTAATTATTATTTTTAGGATATCTTATCATTGCAGCTTGTATTTTATAATCAGCATTCCGACCTTTATTCATAACAAAACCTAATGATGAATACCATTTTCTTAATTTTTGTTTACTTGCACCCCAAACATTATCAGGTGTTAATGCAATTATTTTATTATTTTTATCAGCATAATCAATTAAAATTTTCATTGCATCTTTAGCATGACCCATTCCTCTATGCTCTGGATTAATATATATTCTATTTAAAACCATATATTTATCACGATTACTAACTTCCATTTCACCAGCAACATCATCATTATGTAAAATATCATAACTATGCCAACCATCCACAAATCCTTGATCAAGTTTTGTTTCTTCATCAAGTGAAGAAAATTCCAAATTAGATATATCACCTTGATTACAAGCTGCTGATTTACCATTTACCCCCCCAAGACGACATTTTTGTTTAACTGTTACAGCTTTTGAACCCGGAATCCATGCCTTTTGTCTTTCATTTAAATTTTTTATAGCATCATCTAAATTAAATGTTTTATTAATGTTTTCTAATATAAAATTAATTGTTGGATTCTTATTTCCTGCTCTTTTTATTATTTTTCTAAAACTATCAATATGATTATTAATTCTTTGCGTTGTCATACTTTCCCCTAGATAAAATTTATTAGTTTTTTCATATCTTTGAAGTGGGATATTATTTTCTAAATAATCATATATATTTGATGGTATTGGATATCCCATTATATTTAACCATTTTGAAAAATCATTATGTATGATATCATAATTACCACAATTAACAACATATAAATCACCATTTTCTGTAACAATTCCTCTAATATTTGGTTCTAATCTTTTTATTGATTTAGGATTTTTAAAAACTTCAACATTTTGATGTATATTACCCAAATATTCTTCGTCCACTATTCTACGATTTTTATTATCGTTTTCATGATACATAAATGAATTAGCATCTAAATTATTCTCAATTGATGGTTCTGTTGATTTATTATTATATGCTGGAAATTGATCACCCCCCACATTATTATCTGTTGAAAATTTAGTACTCCCATCTTCATTTTTTAATGGTTTTAACACTATTTCTTCATTAATTGAACCACACTCTATTAGATATTCCTGAAGTTTTCTTAAATTATTATAAAATTTATAACTATTTTTAGATTTGTTCACATATTCAGAAAGATTTTTTACAGCATTATTAAATTCTTCTTCTAATGTTGTCATATGAAATATTGGTCTACGAATTAAATAATTATCACGAGATTCAACAAATTTAATAAAATTTTCATTTACAAAACCGGGTTCATCATTTGGTGGATAATATGGTTGAAATCCCCACCATGCCCTTCTATTTTCAATACCGTGTGTAAAATCATGATAAATACCACCACGATTCATATCAATTAATTCATATAACTTTAATGGTTTATAATTTTTTTTGGTATTCATAAAAAAATGTTAGAATATTTACTATAAATACATTAATTTAAATAAAAATATCCCAACATGAAAAATTCATTAATTATTATTTTTTCTTTTTTGATTGAAGTTCTTTTATTGTATCAATAACAATCTTACGAATAATATTTCTATTTTCTTCTAAAACTTCTTTCATTCTAGCTTCTGCATATATTTCAACAATAGAATCTTTCATTGCTTGATCAACAACTGTTGCAAACTTTTCAGAAATCACATTATTAACAGTTTCATATATTTTTTCTTCATTAATGATATTACCTGATTGTGATTGATTTACTTCTTGTGTTTGTGTTGATTTTGTTTGATTATATTTTAATGCACCACCACCAAGCATTTCTTTTTTTCTTCTTTCTAGTTCTTCATATAATTTTTCATCTCTATCATTTTCATTATTAACAACAGATGGATTGTTTTGATTTGCATTTTGTTGACCCTTATATTTAGCTACTTCAGAAGAAACAGAATTATTACTATTATTGGATGCTGGTTTATCACCTGATTTTTCTGCAGCAATTTCATCAACTTTTCTTATTTTATCAGTGGCTTCTGATGGTCTTCCTGAATTTAATGATTCAACTAAATTATTTAAAAATTTATCTTTAACATCATTACCATCATCATCAACAGTATTATTTGTAGCTTGTTTTCTACTGTGTATTTCATCTTTTAATTTAGATAAATCTATTTGTTTATTTGCCATTATTTCGGTTTATAAATTTTTATTATTTTTTATAAATACTTTAAATTAAATAAAAAACTATTTTTTATTTCTCTGATTTAATAAATCATTTTTTTGTTTATTAAAAAAATCTGTTGGTATTGAACCTCTTGTTTTTACAAATTTATTATATAAATCTTGCAAATTACCAACAATAGCTTCTTTAGGGATATCACCTCTTTCTATAGCTTTATTAGTAACAAGTACCATATCACCTTTCTCATTTTCAACTACATGATAATTTTTGGGTGATTTTTTCCTATATTTTTTTACAGCATCCCATAATGATTCTACTTCATTTTTTGTTATTTCTCTTGTTTTTTTTGCTGCTTTAAAAAATTGTTTAAATTTTTTTGTCTGTTTATCAAAAGTACTTGATTTAACTTTTGTTAATACTTTATCAGGTTTACTAATTGAATCAGTACCACTAACTTTAGTATCAGCACCCATATCTTTAGATATCGCAATATCTACATTAATTTCTTTATCATTAGGGTTATATTCAACACCACTTACATTAAAATATTCATCAGGTGTGAATTTTTCACCTGTTGGTAATATAGATACTATTTTATCAACTCTAAATAATCTCCAACCCGGTTGTGTCCCACCACGTTTAGGATTATCAAAAAATTCATGTCCTTTTTCATATCTATGCCCCCATCGAGAATTAGTTGGTATATTTCTAAAACTTGCACTTGAACCAGCATCTTGCCATGCCCTTAAAACTTTATTACCACTTTCTTTATGTGAACCTAAAACAAATGGTCTAATTGTACGATAACCCTTTTGCATTGTTTCATCACCATTATAATAAATATATAAAATTTTATTATCATTAATAGCATCACGTATTGAACCTTCACCAGCAACTTCATTTAATAATCCACCTCTAAAATTTTTTATATTTTTAAATAATATTTTTAACTCATTAAGCATTATGCTGTACTATCATTATATGGTTTATTAAAATTATATTTATTTCTTGCTTTTTGTAAATTTCTTTGTTCAATATCGGTTTTACTACCAACAGAATCATTTTTTTCACCTTTACCCAATTCATCACCATCTGATAAAGCATTTGGATGTGTTCCAGAATATTCATCATTTTTATCATAATCATTACGAGAAATTTGTTCTTCTCTATATTGTTTACTCATTTCTTCTAATCTACTCATAATTTTTTGTGTTTTTATTTAAAATTATTTTTTTTTAATCGTATTTTTTAAATGCAATATTAACATAATCAATTAAATTAGGAACATGATCTAAAAATCTAATTTCTTCAGGTGAAAACCAACCATATTTAATATGTTCAAAATTTAATTTAATATTTAATGGATCACCATCATATTTTGATATAAAAATATATTCAATACTGTCTGGATTTCTTTGTATGTTAAATTTTTCTTTAAATTGATCAATTATTAATCCAGTTTCTTCTTTTATTTCACGTTTACATGCTTCTTCTGATGTTTCATTATCTTCAATACCACCACCAACAAGTGCCCATTTACCGGGTTGCCATTGTTCAATATTGGGATTTCTTTTTAATAAAAGAATTTGATTATTATCATTTATTATTATTCCTAAAGCATTTTTTTTTAAATCATCATTTGTAATATTATTTATATCATTATTTTCATTTAATTGTGGTGTCTGTTGTGCTTTTGTACCAAGATTAGGATTATTAGTAACATCTCTTTTTATATCATCACTTCTCTTTACAGCATCTCTATCATTTTGTAATGTTTTTTCAACAAATGATTTCATTAAATCACCACCTGCTAATTCATATTGTTGTTCATTATCACCATTATAATGATCAAAAAAATTTTTCAATCTTTTAAGTGATTGATATGTTACATATTTATTTTTTAATAAATGCTTTGCACGTTTAACACCCTCACCAGTTGGATATGATGTTAAAACCTTCTGAATATGTTTTAAAATTTCAGTTGGTAACTGATATGTTTTATTATATAATTCTGAATTCATTACTCAGTTTCTAATAAATTTTTTATTTTTTTTACATCATCTTTATCTAATTTATTAATTAAATCAGCGATTTTTTCAGTTTTCTTTTCTTTATCAAGAACATCATTATCCTTCTTTTTATTAACAACATCACTTTTTTTATCCTTTTTATCTAACATTTTCCCTTCAATAAAACTATTTTCATCAATATTCTCTTTTAAATTTTCATCCAGTTCTTTTAACGAATCACCAAAATGTTTTTTTATTATTTCAAGTATATCTTCAGCATTTTTATAATCAACATCATTAATATTATCTTCAGAATCTTGTTCAGATTTTTTTCTAAAATCAGATTTCAATTTTTCTGGATTTCGATAATAATATTCAAGAATTTCCATATATCTATTATACATGTATTTGGCTAATTCATTAATTAATTCATTTGGTTTATTTTCTTCACCTTCAACACCTTCGAAAAAAGGTAAAAGAGTAAAACCAAAACGACCAAGCATATCATACCTATATGGTTGATGCCCAATTTTTGCATTATAATCAGTTGTATTATTAGCTTGTGTTTCTAAATTGGAACCACTATTTGGTGAATCATCACCACCTATTAATTCACCATCAGAATTAATAATTTCATCAATATCTTTTTTCTTAAATTTTTTACGCATATATAATATATTTTAATATAAATACTACCAATTATTTAATCTAATCATATTAATCAATACCTAAATATTTAGTTTTTTCATTTTCATTTTTTTGTTCTTCAGTTTTTATAAATTTATCAAGCATTTCATCACCAATCCCATCAGTATCTTGTTGATAAAAATCATAAGTCATATCATCAGGTAAATTAAATTTCTTTTTAAAAATTGGAAAATATTTTTCTCTTAATTTTATTTGATTTTCAAAATCAATTTCAGCTTTTGTTTTATTAGCTATACCACCTTGTAAATTATCAATTTCCTGTTTTCTTTTTTCTTCTTCTTTTTTTGTTTTTTTATCTAATTCTTTTTCAATATTACTTTTTGGTATATTTACATTTTCACGAATAATTTCAATAAATTTACCATTATTATAACCAACACTATATTCCGAACCATTTTTTAATAAAACATATTCACCATTATTTATTTTTTCATTCCTAGATTTAATTGGTGGTTTACCTGCTTTTTTCATTTTATTGTTTAAATATTTAAGTGCATTTTCATATATTTCAAAATATATTTTCATATCGTCATACATTTTAAACCCATTCCAAACTAAACGTGGATCAAAACCAGTTTCATTCCAAAAATTTACTTCCTTTTCTTGTAAATGCATTGATTCATCAAAATCATCATTATCAAAATTTTTTAATACTAATTGATCTTTTGTAAAAAAATTACGTTCAAGATTTACTCGTTCTTTCTTTTTACCAGTCTCTTCATCTTTAACTTTCTTTCTAACAATACGAGCAGGTATTTTTTCAGCAATTTCACGATCAAAACCAACTAATATTGTTTTAACACGTTTATTAAATGCATTAATATATTTATCAACATTATATTCACCAGTCATATCCGGATTTTCAATCAAATCTTTATTACTAATAATTTTAGCTGCAAATCTTTTTTTATCTGTTTTTTTATCTTTTATCTTTTGTGAATCACCATGTGATTTTCTATAACCAGTATTAACATAATAAATAGTACTATCCAATTCTGGTTCAGGTGGCATATATACATCAACTAATTTCATTTTATCTTCAATTGTTAAATCATTTTCATCTTTAATAAATTGAAGATTTTCTTTATGTTTTTCAAATAATTCTTCAGCAATATTTTCTCTTTCTTCCAATACTAATTCCATATGTGCTTGTTTACCCTTTTTCCTACCATTTTTATCAACACCTCTATTTAAATAATCCTTTAATGTTTGCTTATATTTACTTTTACTCGCAATTTTCTTTAATGGTATTTTTTGATAAAAAAGATTTTCAACATAATCATAATAATATTCAACAAATTCATATCCTTTACCCTCAAGAATCAATTGTAATCCATTATCTATAAATTCTTCAATATATTCTGATAATACTTTTGATTTAATTGTATTACCAGTAAGTTTAATTTTTTTATTAATTTTTCCGGTTTTTTTATCTTTTTTCTCTTCTAAAAGTGCATAATTAATACGTGATAAATTTAAACATGAAACAAACTCACCATCATTATCTGCTGCCATATATGGTTTTCTCATTTCAGAATCATTAAAATATTCAATTATTGCATTAAGACCTGTTTCACCTTTATATTTCCACATTTCCTCAATTAAACCCTCATTATTTCCCTCACTTATTCCATCATCAGATATTCTTATTTTAGTTTTATCAGGAATATGAAAATTAACGCCGTCCGTTACTGCAAGCAGTGGTGTCATACCAAAATTTTTAAACCATGAAATAGCATGTCTTAACTCTAAACGACCTGACGTTGTAATACGAGCAGCACATACGTTATCTGACCAATTAAATGAAACATCTGAACCTAATGCACCATATTGTGAATTATTTAGAATTTTAAGTGGTAATTGCTTCACATTAAAGATATTTCTTTCTTTTTCTGTTAATGTTTTATTTTTATATTTTATATATGTTTCATGATCAATTCCTTTTAATAATTCAATTTCTTCATTTTCTAATAATTCTGATCTACCCAATTTTTTATATATATTACGAGTTGTTGTCATATATATAAGCATTTTCTTCATTGCATTACTAATATCAAATATTGGAAATATATCCCATGTTAACTGTAACATCGGATATAATGATGCATAATCAATTTTTGCTAATTTTTTTGTATAGCCTATTTTATAACAACGTGTAAGACCACCTGAATATTCTTTTTTCACATCTGGATGTGGTATAGCAATATCATATTCATAACTCCATGCCGTTAAAAGTAAATTCCAAATTGATGCAGTACCCATTGTACATATTCTTTGATATATTGTGGGTACAATTTTTGCTAACATAAATGAAGAGGCATTATATAAATCATCAACCTTTTCTGTTTCATATAAATCATCAAGAAGATATTGTTTTAAAAGTGTTTTACCTTGAACAAATATCTTCATATTATTTTCTAATAATTTATTTTCCTTATACCATTTTACAAAATCAGGATCATTATTAAAACAATGTTTTTTTATTTTTTTATATTGATCTTCTGTTAATTCCTTCTTTTTTTGTTGAGCAATAAATAATCTTTTCCCTGTTTTTTGAAATTCTTTAGGTATTTCAATATGTTCATTTTTATCATTTGCTAAAAATATTGGATTTTCATGATAATATCTACCAATTGAATCATCTTCACCCTTTATATATGTTCTATTATTTTTTGCAATTTTTTCGTATTTTGCAACATATTTCAAATTAGTTTTCTTTAAATCACTATTCATTGCAGCAGTTTGTTTTGCTGCATGTAATGTATCAATTATTGAAATACCCCACATTTTTGTTGCCGTATATTCTTCAGACCCATTACCAATTTTTACTTTTGAATTTGGTATTCTTTTTATTTTTTGTTCTCTTTTTAATGATGTTGGTATTAAATTTAAATCAATACCTAATATCTTTGCTCTACCCAATAGATAATAAAAATCAAATTCTTCTGAATTATGTCCAATAATAATAGCTGGTTTTATTTTAGCAATAGTATTAAAAAAATCTCTTATTAAATTAGCTTCTGCCTCATCATCATCTGTTTTTTCAACCTCTAATGCTATTTCAAATCCCCTATTATCTTTAACACCAATAGCAAAAACTCTTGATATTTCAGGACGTAAACCCGTTGATTCAATATCAAATGTTAATTTATGAATATCTTCATACTCCTCAAAACCCTTAAATAATCTTGCTTTTTTATTAATTAAAAATTGTTCATATGGTTTAGGGGAATAAAATAAATGACGATATAAAAATATTGGTTTACCTTTATTATTTTCAATTACATTTCCCTCATCATCTCTAGCTTTTTCATATATATAAACACCACCATCACGAAAAAAATTAATTATTGATTTATATGATTTAGTGCTTGTTATTTTATAACAAAAACCATTTTCTAATCTTTTTTGTCCACCAGTTTTTAATTTTTTTATCTTAATACCATATTGAACCATTTTTTCTTTAATAAATTCCTTATCATTATTAAATAAGGTAATATTATTACTTTTTAAATCTTTCATATACATAAAAGGTTCATATTGTATTTTTTCAATTCGTTTCTCTTCATTTGGTGGGTGAATAATACACTCGGCATAATTTACATTAGGATTTGCTTCTACATGAACTAAATATTTTAAATCTTCATTATATCCATCTAAAAAGGCTTTTATTTCATTAAGAATATTAAGTTTATTCATAATATTATTTTTTATTCAAAATTAATTTCTAATTGTTTATATCTTGGTATTGATTTAGATGTTAAATCAGGTATTGAATCAATTTCATTTTTTAAATTAGTTGATAAATCTTCTTCAAATTCAAACGTAATACAATGCCTATTATTTTCTTGTTCAGAATTTAAAATGTTACCAAACTTATTTAAATAACCAATACTATTTAATATTTCTGATTTTCTATAATTTTCTGGAATATTATCAAATTCATTACAAACATGAATTTTTTTCACACATGCCGGACAATTTCCACATGGTTCATAATTTAAAATAGTGGCATTTTCATTACCAATAATTTTGGGGTTTTCACAAGTAACTGTTAAATCACGATATTTTTTAGGTAGTTCTTTAAATATTAATTCTTTTTTTATTTTTAATAATGGAAATTTTAATGGTATTTGTTTATCTAAAATTCCTTTATATGAATTATATATTTTTTTAATATCATTAATATATGAAATAACATCATCATTCATTATATAACCAATTTGTATTTCATTTAAATAACTTATTTGACAAAATTGTAATCCTAAAATCCATACGGGAACTTGATGAAAATGTAAACCAGAACCTAAATTTGTAATTTCAACTCCCATAACATTTTCAGGTTCTTTAATTAAATCACCATATGTTTCATGAAATTTTTTATATAATAATTTAATTCTATTTCTTTCTAATTGTGGTTTATCACCATTATTAGTTATTGTAAAATAAACAGGTATTACAACATTACCCTTTTTTAAGTTATCCCACACTAAATATGTAGAATCTAAACCACCTGAAAATAAAACAACTACTTTTTTATTTTTTTCCATGTTAATTTTTTTGTTTTTTTATTAAATTTATAAATTCTATCGTTATATTCTATTTCATTTTTATTATACACCGAATCGCAATCATATGGTAATATTCCAGCAAACCATAGTGCTGTTATTATATTTTCTGGTATTATTTTTATATGTTCTTTTTTTATTTTTTTTATTTTATATTCTAAATATATTATTGATTCACTACTAATATTCATTTGTTCTAAAATAAAAACAATATTTTCAAAAATACTATCATATAATTCATTATTAGATATATCATAATCTAATATCATTAATTGAAATAAAAAATTACGTATTGGATTTTCTCTTAATTTATCATCATTTATCATATTTTCTTTTTATTTTATTAATTACTTCATGTAATACTGAATCATCAACATTTGACTTATAATCCTCATTATCTATTACCTTAACAATTTCTGCTCTTTTATTTTCAACTGATGAATATACATAATCATCAATCGTATCTGGAAATATTAATGGATATATATTAACCACATTTTCCTGCCCTATGCGGTGGCAACGATCTGCGACCTGATCATACTCACCCACTGAATATGGTACTGTCATAACAAACATTTTACTTGCTGCTGTTAAAGTAAGACCATAATTAATTGTTTGAATTGAACCAAAAAATATTAACATTGGATCATCAGGGTCTTGAAATTTCCTTACAGTCTCTGCTCTTTCTTCAGGTGTTTGATCACCAGTATGTATCCCTGAAATTTCTTTAAACTCTTCATATAAATCATACAATGGGTTTTTAAATGAATCAACAACAACAATCTTTTCTCCTGTTTCAATAATACCATTAATTATTTCTCTCATTTCTTTAACTTTTAAATGAGAAGTATATTGCCTCAAGCGAATCATTATTGTTAATGGATTTGCTGTGGGTCTTTCTACAAATTCATTTGCAACACCACTTTCAATATCAGAATATATATTATAATCTTTATCTTTCATTTCTAATATTATTCTTTGATATATTTTATCGGGGAGATCGGTTGAAACATCTTTCTTTCTTTTCCTATGTGTATATGGTGCAATTTTATGATATAATTCTTCTAATTTAGCCTGTGAACCATCACTAACCCAACCAAAACCGTTAAGATCATAGGTCATACCACAATAATATTCATAAAAATATTTTTTTGTGGCAAAATCTAATGGTGATATTTGATTAAGTACTGAATAAAGTTCATATGCCCTATTAGGGGCAGGTGTTCCACTTAAAAATACTTTACTTACTTTTTTGTTTCTGAAAACATCTGGTTTACCTAATAATCTTTTAAAATTTTTATATGTATTTGATTTAGTATTTTTTAATCTTGTACTTTCATCACAAATTACAACATCAAGTTCATTTTTATTAATTTTTAATTTTTTCCATTTTTTATCCACTTTAGTTTTTGATGATGGATTAAAATATTCATAATTAACAATTACATATTTAGCTTCTTCAATTGAATATTTATTTTTTCTCCAATTTACAATATGTGCTTTACTATTAGTAAATTTTTCAACTTCATTATAATAATTAAATTTAAGTGAATTTGGTGTTATTACTAATACTTTCTCAAAATTATTCATTTCAATATAAGCAATGCTGATAATGCTCTTCCCAAGCCCCATTTCATGGGAGATTAGAGCACTTCTTGTTTCATTAAGAAACATTGTTGCAACAACCTGATGTGGATATAATTTAACATCCTCTTTTAAATTTTTATGAACCTTATCCCAATATTTTAAATAATTATCTTCAAGTTCTTCTTTCCATTTAACCCAATGTTCTTTCTTTTTTTCGAGATCGGCAATCATTTTTTTCCGTTCTCTTTCTTTTTTTTCAATCTTTTTTATCTGCTGAATAAAAATTTTTCTACTATCAGGATTACCAAAATCAAAATGAATTTTATTGGAACCTCTAAATCCCTTAATTAGGGTATATAATGCAGACGTTTTTAATTCCCAAATTTTTTCAAAACTATGCCATTTTCGTGAATCATTAGGTAATTTACGAATCATTTCTATAAGTTGTTCATTATATGGAAACCACACCTTATAGGCTTGTTTGCGTGGTATTCTTTCACAATGTACAACAAAAACAGCATTTTGCATATAAAAATTTTATTACAAAGATAGTGAAAATATATAAGAAAGCAAGAAAATATTTTTCTTATATTACAGTTGTTTTAGTCATTGAATCACCAATAATAATATTAATTGGTTGATTATTAGGAAGTGTTATTTTACCATTATTATCTAAAAAATCAACTTTAAATTCACCTTCAAATCTACCCAAATTTTTTGTATCCCTTAATTTGAATTTATATTCAAGTGTATATTTTTCTTCATCAGGATACTTATCAAGATTATCATTTATTACTAAATCCGCTGGTGTATTTGCAATATGATATATACCACTTTCAATATTTTTCATTGAAAATGTTACACCAACATTTTCAAGCATTTCATCAGTAATATTATATTGTTCACGTATTGATTGTAATAATGGTAATTTTAATTTAGGTAATGTACTATTCTTTGAAATAAAAAAATTACGACCATCATATGTTGAATAATATTTCATACTTATCTACTAACCTTTCCTGTTATTTTACCTACTGTTGGAAACAATATACTAATTTGATCATAATCAAAATCAAAATTTTGATTAATTGGTAATTTATATACCTCTTCTCCTGATTTTATTAAAATTTGCTCAACTTTTGGTTGATAATTTAAATCATCGATATATATTGATGTATCATCATCTAAATATATTGTTTTACCAATCATTAATTCTCTTAAAAGAATTTCAAAAAAATTTGTTCTAACCTTATTTGTTGGATTAAAATTTCTATGTGGATTTCC